CATTATTAACAATAGTTAGACCTATCGCATCAGCAATCGGATATCTTTTAAAGTTTAAAGCAGTATCTATAGCACTAACAACAGTACTAGGTACAATAGCCGGTTTTTTTGCAGTAAAAAAAATAGCTAATTTTGTAGGTGCAGGAATAAAAGGATTTAATGCAATGCGTGCTTCTATGTCTGGAATGGGCGGAGGTTTGAAATCCTTAACAGGATTATTTGGAAAAGCAGGGAAAAGTATAGCAGACTCATTTAATAAAGGACTAGGAGATAAAACAAAAGTTGCTTTTGATAAAAGTATAAACCGATTTAGGGATCAAGCAACTGGTAAACTAGTATCTGCTGATAATGCAAAAAAATTAGGAGCTAAGATGCCTGACAGTTTAAAGAAAACTGGCGATACTGTAGGGGATTTAGGAAAGAAAACAAAAGACATAAAAGCCGATTCCGGAGCAGGCATCAGAGGATTTCTTAAAGGACTAGGAGATGGATTAGCATCTATCGGTAGACAGATAGGCGATGTTATAAAAGGTTCTATAGCTATAGGAGTAGCAGGAGTAGTTTTAGGCGGTTCATTCGCACTTGCTCTAAGGATGGTTAAAGATGTAGATCCGGCACAAATGCTTGCATTTGCAGGATCGTTAAGTATGTTAGGACTAACCTTAGCAGTATTAGGAAAAGTTGGAGGAAGCATAATCCAAGGAGCTTTAGCAATGGGAATATTAGGAGTTGCTTTAATACCCGCAGCATACGGATTAAGTTTACTTAAAGATATAAACCCAGGACAGATGTTTGCCTTTGCAGGTGCATTAACACTCTTAGGATTAGCAGCAGCAGGTTTAGGCTTTTTACTTCCTTTTATAGCAGCTGGAGCAGGTGCAATAGCACTACTAGGAGCATCATTAATTCCAGCCGCACTAGCATTTAACCTACTTGGAAATACTCCTATTGATTCTATTATTTCTAAATTAACTGGATTAGCAGCAATAGCACCTCAACTCTTACTAGTAGGAGCAGGATTAATGGGTATAGCAGCAGGCTTAGGAATGATAGCAATATCTGGAATAGGAGCATTACCTGTATTGGGAGCACTAAGTCTCTTAGCTTTCGCTGCAACTCCTTTACTTGCCTTGGGAGGACTATTTGGAGACGAAGGAGAAGAAGACAACACAATGGCAGAAATATCATCTAAATTAGACACTTTAATATCAGTTGTTTCAGCAGGTGGTAATGTATACTTAGATGGAGATAAAGTAGGAGAAACACAAGTGTTAGGAACGTATAAACTTTCTTAGCTTCTATTTATATTAAACTATTAAAATAATTAAATATGTCAAACGGAATAATCAATAACCAATTAACTAATTCTACATTAGGTCTAAAAGGATTAACACCAAGCCAAAGAGCAGGTGCAAAAAAAACATCTACTTTACATAATCAATCATCGATTAATAATCAACCAGCAATCGAACAGAGTGTTTCTGGATTAGATTTAGACGGCACAACACCAGATAAGTATTTAGATAACCCTCCACAGTAGTCCTATGCCTATTATAAGGAACTTAAAAAAAGACTTTGATGAAGGTCGTATGGATAATCTCCGCTCCCTATCTTATGAAGATAGAGGGGCTAAAGCTCCTTATGTTGAAAAACAATATGAAAGCAAATCTAATCCCGTAAGTAAAAGAGTTGATGACGCTTCTAGAATTGCAAAAATGCTTATCGATAAGCCTGGAATAAAACATCTAGCGAACGAAGCATTACTTAAACAAGGAGAGTTAACTAAAAAATTTGAATCTAACGAAAAATACCAGCAAGGTACTTTAGTAGGTAACCTTATAAGAAGAGCAGGCGGTACAGTAAAACACGTCGCTCAAATCGTTGGATCAACACTTGCACAAGTTCCAGTAAACGGCACAGGAACTCATTTTTTAAGAGGATTTAAAACGGATACTTACCTACAAGATGGGGATCCATCAGGAGGTTTTCTTGAATTTTTTGGTGCCGGAGGTGTAGAAGGAACGAAGTATAGTTCTAGAGGTCAGAGAGTACCGGCTGAAGGTGTATTAAACGGTTCTAAATTACCAAGCAGAAATACTACTGCTAGTCCAGGTGAGCTAGGACAAATGCACATAGGGGTTGAAGGAGATGTTTCCGTTAATACTGATATTGCTAAATATAATTCTACTCTTACCTATACCGGTAACGATACCAATGAAAATATAGCAAACGTAGTAGGAGGAGCTCATATTAACAAAAGTGATATACTAGCATCCAATACAACTGCCTCTCCAGGTGATTTAGGAACAAGTATAGAATTAGCTAATACATCAGGAAGTTTAACCTCAGAAGTCAAAGAAGCTAAATATAATGCTCAAAAGTCATATACAGAGACCGACACAGAATCAAATGCTACTAATGTTAATAGTGGACAAAGTATTCCAAAACCACCTAACCTTACTAGAAACACAACTCCTTCGCCAGGTAGTCTAGGAATAGATAAAAAAGATATAGAAGGAACTGTTACAGAAAATGTAACAACTTCTACTTACCGTACAGACGTACCATATACTGAAACTACTACGGTAGATAATATAACTAATGCTAATGTAGGTGCTCCAATAAAAAATCCTACAGGAACTGGTGAATTCGATCAAACTTTTGCAGTTCAAACTACCTCACTTGAAGGAGAGTTTGGAATTAGTAATAAAAAGATCGAAGGAGATACAGCTCCATTAGAAAATAGAAAAGCAGACAAATTTCAAATAGGAGATACTAAATCTAAATTTGATACTCAGAAGAACATTATAGCAGCCCAATTTTTTAATAGCGGTAGCGGAGTAAATATACCGTTAAAAGAATCTCCAACACCGGATGAATTTGTTGATAATCAAATGTCTAAACAACTATATTCATCAGGTAGTACATATACAGGTAAAACTGCTAAACAGCATATAGATATACTTAAACACGGGGATGGAGTAAATGCAGGTATAGTAAATAGAGTTAATCACAGCCTTGATACTGTTGGAAAAACATCAAATCCTATACCAGATAGTTTAGATACAGAATCAGCTACATACAATCAACTAATTTCTTCTACAAAAGTAAAGGATTTTAGAGAAACAGATGAATTTGGAGGTGGAAATAAAAATACCTATTCATTTGATTATAGTGATACAGATGTAAATAAAGAACAAAGAGTAGGTTTAGGTAATCCGGGAAAAATTACACGCAATAGAACTTTCTATAACATAAAAGACTCAGATACTGTTGATAAAATAAATAAATTAGATGTAGCAAAAAGTCCACTTGATGGTACTAATGTAAATGAAGGAGGTAATAGAGATTTAATTCAATTAGAATTTCAAATAATTACCCCAGATCAAAAATACTACCTAGCTTTTCGTGCTTTTTTAGATACCTTTGATGATAGTTTTAATGGTAGTTGGAATGCTAATAAATATTTAGGTAGAGCTGATAGTTTTTATACCTACAGTGGATTTGAAAGATCTATAAATATAGGGTTTAAAATAGCAGCACAATCACAAGAAGAGATGAAACCCCTATATCAAAAAGCAGCAACTTTAGCATCAGTTACTGCACCAACTTACGGAGATAATGGTAGATTTATGAGAGGTTCTATCGCTAAAGTAACTGTAGGAGATTACATATATGAACAACCAGGTATAATAGAATCAGTTCAATATACTTGGCAGAAGGATTATCCATGGGAAATATCTTTCCAAGGCCCTGAGCTAAAAGATAAAGAAGGCCCTCAGATACTCCCTCATGTATTAGATGTATCTGTATCATTTAAAGTTATTCACGATTTCCTTCCACAAACAGGAATAAATCCATTTATCTCCAATCATAATGTAATAAAGACCATTAAAGATACATACATACCGCTTGTATAGTCTTTAAAAAATTCGTATATTAGAAAAATGGGCAGACGATTTAGAAAAATACAAACAAATAAAACCATAAGAGGAACAGTATATAAAAGAAACGTTATATACCCTGAAATACCTTTAAATGAAAACGATACCTACGTAATAACACAATACGGAGATAGGTATGATACTCTATCTTTAGAGTTTTACCAAGACCCTGAATTATGGTGGATTATCTCTTCAGCAAATAACTACCAAAAAGGATCTTTAAATGTTACTCCTGGTGTACAGTTGAGAATTCCTGCTGATAAAACATTAGCAATTCAATTATTTGAAGAAGTAAATCAAATAAGATAATGTCTAAACAAGCAAAAAGCATACCAAAGGAGGGTCCACAAGAAGTAGTTGGTAGTGGAGTTGCAAGAGGAGTAATAGCTCAGATAAAAGCTAGAGAAGGTCTTATATCTACTAAAAAAAAAGAAAACAACCAACTTCTATTCTTTAACGGTAATGGTGCTTGGGCTAGAATAGTATCAAGTGTAAATACTCTTACTGAACAAGAAACAAAAGACTTAGCAACTGGTGAAAAATCCATTAAAGATGTTGTTGGGAATAAGAATCTAGCTTACAACAACGTAATCATGGGAGGCACCTTAAAACAAGGTGAAGCGTTAAAGGGAGGAGTAAACGAATCAACACATAGTCCTATAGATATAGATAAAAACGGATATATTACATCAGGAGATATAAAAAATTCCGGTTACCACAACTATAGAGGATTAGGTTTTAGACCTACACCGGGAATTCAATCAGTATCAGTAAAATCAAAAGGTACTTACGGTACATTGAGAGATGGTGAAGTGAAAGTGACGGTTTGGGATTTAGAAGATTTAGAAATGATGCAAGCCCTATACCTTAGACCTGGTTATACTATTCTATTAGAATGGGGCCACAGCTTACAGCTTGATTCTACAACTAAAACTGTACGAAAAGAAGTAGAATTTTATAAAAAGTTTTTGAGAAATAGATTAAAAACAGAAACTATAGAAACAGACTTACAGGAGATAATTAAAAACTCACAATATAACTACGATTCTATGTTTGGCTATATTTCTAACTTTTCATGGTCTTTTAGAGAAGACGGAGGTTATGATTGTAGCATAAAAATTATATCTAAAGGAACTATTTTAGAATCGCTTGCAATTACTTTTGATCCATCAAATGTATACCCATCCAGTCAATTCGCAAAGTGGAATGAAGATAAAAATAAAAAAGAAAAGAAGTCCATATTCCATAAACTATTTTCAGAAATAGATAAGTTACAAGCAACAGAAGGAGAAGGAAACGTTAAGCAAATAGCTTCTAACTATTACTCCAGCTTGGCAGACACAGCAATAGCCGGATACGATTTAGTAACCGGAGATACTAATTCAGCTGTAGAACGTGCATTAGCTGTAAAAGAACGTACTGAAGAAAATATTAGCTTAGCAATAGACACAGTTTTTGGAGACTTAAGCGATTTAGCAACACAGGCATCATCTGCCCAAACTTTAGAAGGTAGGATAGCTATGGAAAATGAAGCTTTTGTGTCTAAGTTAGAAAAACTAGTTAATGGAGGAACTACTAGATACAAAAGTAAAAGGTATTCTTGGACTTCTAAGACAGGAATAGCTGGATTAGAAGAAGAAGAGCTGGTAAACCATCTTAACAAAGAATTTTCTATGTATGGTTTAAAATTTGTTGAAGGAACCTTAAATAGATCAGGAACTAGCTCAATAGATGAAGCAGGTGATAACTTAACAGCTTTTGTAGTAGATAAACCAAAACAAAGACTTTCTATAGAGAGTGATAACACTTTTAATATAGACGATAAAGCTGAAACTTTACGTCTAGTTGATTTTATTCAAGAAAATGCTGTTTTACCCGAAAGTGAACTTACACCTAAACAGAAAGAAGTAAGACAGGCGCAGGAAGAGAGAGCTCAACAAGTTAAAGACGATTTTGCAAATGCATTTTCAGAATTCGGCAGTCAAATACTTCCAGAAGGTAAAGTTGAACATATATTTACTAATGATAGCTTTCATCCAAAAACAGGAAAACATTTTCAAGAAAATTTAAATGCATTTTTAGCTTTCAAATTAAAAGATTTAGAACTAAAAGATACAGGTTGGGATAATGACGATATTAACGAATATTGGATTCCTTTATATACTATACTTGATGTATACAACAATTATGTAAGCTCAATAGATGCTACACAAGAAGCTCAAAAAGGCACTAAAACAAAAGGAAGAAAACTAACTCAATTTTACACAGGCTTTCAAGATAAAGAAACTAACTCAGTTAAGTATGAAAAAAAATTAAAATACTTAACTAATGAATATCATTTTTCAATAGACCCGTTAGTTTGTATACTTCCTAAATTACCAACATCTACAAAATTACATGACTCAGAAAATAAAGTAGTGAAATGGCCAAACGGTAAGGAATCTTACCCTATGGGAGTTGTATGGAAAAATGGATTTCATCAAAATATTGGAAAAGCACTATCTACAGGTATATTGAGAGGAGAAACAGATGATATTTTAAATATTATGGTATCTGTAGAGTATTTACAATCAGAAATAGACAAGATAGTAGATGCTTCTAAAGATTCAGATCAAAATGAAAATAATGATATGGTTAGCTTAATGAAAACGGTATTAAGAGCTATGTCGGATGCTATGGGCGGAATTAATGATTTAGATTTATTTTATGATGAGCAAGACGATCTTTTTTATGTTGTAGATAGAAAAGTTACTCCAAAGGTGAAAAGTATTATTCCAACTTTATCTCTAACAGGTACTAAATCTACAATCTCAAGTTTAAGTATTGATAGTAAAATAAGTTCAAACATTGGGAATATGGTATCAATAGCAGCTCAAGGAACAGGAGGACATACAAAAGATAGTATTGGACCACTATTACAATGGAATAGAGGATTATTAGATAGACACATAATTCATAAATCTCAAAAAAATACTATTGGAGGAGAAGAAATAACAGAAAAAAGAGAAAAACCAGAAGATAGAAGACTTAAAAAATGGATTGAAGATTATTATGAGTTCTGGGAAGAATTTAATGGTGAAAATTTTGCTGATAATGGAGACTACGATAAAGGGGCAATAAGTAATATTAAAAACTACCATAAAGAATTTTGTAAAAGATGGGTAGTTGATATCTTAATACATAACGAAGAAAATCCAATCCCCGCCCCAGGAGTAATCCCAGTGGAACTATCCTTTACTTCAATGGGAATTGCAGGATTAAAAATAGGTCAAACATTTAAAATAGAAGAAGGTATTCTACCTCAAAAATACAGTACAAATTTTGGATACATTATAACAGGATTGGCACATTCTATTGATAATGGAAAGTGGACTACTGATGTTAAAACTCAATTTTACAGTTTGACTCCACCCACACCAGAAGAAGTAAAAGCAGTAGCAGAGAAGCAAGAATGCTCTACTGTAGAATACAGTGATACAAGTAAAGATAGTACTACATCAGCAGAAAAATCACAAGCAGAAGAAGCAGAAGCTACTAATATAGACTCTACAAATGTTGATTACGATGCAATTAAATCCTCAGTTACAAGTAAAGGTTATAAATGGGATGATAGAGATTTTGCTTTAAATATTGTAGGTATTAGAAACTACAATAATATTAAGGACGGTAAGTTACAATTAACAAATAAATTTGATGATATTATGACTATTTCTTGGAAAGAAAACGGAGTAAAAAAATCAGAGAAGTTTTCTTGTACAACAGATCCAGGTAGGTACTGGTTAGTAGATAATCCAAATTCAAGAGGTACAGCTATTTTAAAAGAAGGTCAACATTTAAATTCTCATGGATTTGGAACACATAAAAGAAACCCTCCTTCATACCCTGCATTAGTTCAAATTAACCCGGTTACGGTATGGAGAGATCGAAATGGAGATTCTTTTTACGATTTTACAAATCCAGAAAGAGGTAATTACGGTATTAACATACATAGAGCAAGCCCTAGCAGGAAGAGTAGACAAGTTACAAAATGGTCTGCAGGATGTCAAGTAGTAGATAAAGCTCAAAGCTTAGATAGAATTTTAGAAATAGCTAATCAAGCTAAAGATAGGGTAGGACAAAGACAGTTTACCTATACTCTTATTAATTCAAATGATTTAACAATATAATATATGTATTTACCTAAAAGCCAATACTGCTTAAAATCAATAGAAGAGTTAGGAACCTTTAATTTAAAAGTTAGTGGTAGAGAGCAAGATAAAAATAAAATAGAAAGAATAAAAAACACCTTATTTAATCAAACTACTAAGGTGGTAGTAACAAGCTTTGGCGCTATCTACAGCACTCTTGGTGTTAATTTAGAAAAAGGAGATTTCTCTAACGCAACAGAACTAATATCAGAAGATCCTACAACATCACAACCTACACTAAATACTCCTGGTAATTCAGGAAGATCTTCTAACAATAGGTTAAAGTCTATAAAATTACCTCCTACATCTAAAGATAGAGACAATGGAGTAATGAAAAGATACTTCTATAAAAACAGAGCAACAGGTAACTGTAAAGAATTAAACAGAGCTCAGTATATTAATAATATTAACTCTAGATCTAAACGTGATAAAATAGCCGCAATAGAGTGGTATATAAAAGGTCCGGTAAAAGATCAAATGATAAACGGTTATTTTTTAGAAGGAATAGAGAGCAAAAATTTAAAGTCAATAGAGTTACTTAAAAAAGAACTTCCCGGGGCAGAAAAACTTTTACTTGATCCATTGGAGTACGTAAAAAATGAAAATATTGTAGAAGCTACCCCAATATTAGATCAAGATAAAGATATAATTATACCTTCACCAGGAAAAAGGTTGTAGATACGAAAATTTTTCGTATATTATTAAAAAGGTTTTACAAGTGTTTTATATAGTAGAAGAAGAATCAAAATTATCTTCGTTAGAAGGGTTAGTTAAATTAGGTTGTTATGTAGAGGTAATTCCTGCTAATGACCTATACCATCCACGACTTAATGATACAGTTGCTGTTTATATAAGAATGATAAACAGTAAACATGGGTACATTATTCCTATTAATCATGACGAAGGACTGAACGTAGATAAGAATCGTATCTACAGTATGCTTTCTAAAGCAGGTAAACTATATACATTAAATAAAAAAAAACTGCTCTACTACTTTAATTTACAGGAAGCCATAGACATATCTCTACTCTATTCTATGGTAGAGTTTAAAAGATTAGAAATACCCGGGGATACTTCAACTATAAATTACTTCTATAATCGATACAGCGATAAGAGAGATTTAAACAGTATTATACCTATAGCTAAACTATACGAACGAAGTGAGAATATCTACGAAAGTATAAAAAAAGTAATAGATTTAGAAATACCATCAGGTTTTAATTTTTATAATAATATTGCTACTAACGTATTCTACCTACTTGAACAATCAGGAGTAGGGATACTGTATGATAGTTTTAATAGTTTATTTAAACCTAAAAATCCCATTCATAACACAGTAGATAATAAAGTTTACACAGAATATAACCTTTATAATAATACATCTAGACCAACAAACACATTCAACTCAGTAAATTTTGCAGCAATACCAAAAGCAGAAGAGTATAGAAAATGTTTTAAACCTCAGAATGATTTTTTTGTAGAATTTGACTTTGACGGGTACCATTTAAGACTTCTAGCAGAACAATTAGACTACCCTCTTACAGAAGAATCAGCACATAAACAGCTTGCTAAGTATTATTTTGGTAAGGAAGAGATAACAGAAGAGGAGTATGCTAAAGCAAAACAGATTAATTTTCATGCAATTTACGGAAAAATACCTGAAGAACATAAGAATCTAAAAATATTTAAAGAAATACAAGAATATATTGATGCTATGTGGAAAAGCTTTCAAGAAGGGGGTTATGTCTGGAATCCTCAATCAGGTAAACACTTTACTCAAGAATTAAAAGATATGAATCCAGCAAAATTAATGAATTATATGATGCAATCGTTGGAAACTTCAAATAATATCATTATATTAAAAGATATACTAAAGTACTTAAGAAATAAAAAATCTTTTATTACTTTATATACATACGATGCTATCTTATTTGACTTTAGTAAAGACGACGGTAAAGAAACTTTAGCAGATATACAGAAAATAATGGAGAGACAAGGTAAATACCCTGTTAAATTTAAATACAACACAGATTTAGTGTTATAGAACAGCACAACTATTTATATATGATAACAAACACAACAATACCTAAGTTCGATTACGACATCGAACCTTTTTTTACCAGCGAAGATATGAGTAATAAGCTGTTTTGTACTTTTTCAACAGAAGAAGACCTAGATAATGTATTAGGTAATATACAGGAAAGATACAAAATTATATATAATAAGATTTTTGTACTATATTCTAAAAGTCAAGACGAATATATGTGTACATATAATGTTGATTTTGGAAATGTAGGAGCATTTTTAGAAAATACTATATTAGTACATAGAAAAAAAGAAACCAATACACTGTATACTATTAACGCTCTTAATACTTTAATAAAAGAATTAAACGGAGGAGTTCTAGACACAAGTTACAGAATAAACTGGCCTGATTATCGCAACTGCGTATTACTTACCAAAGGTCCAGAATTAAAGAGAGTAAATACAAAGTTATATAAAATTATTGAGCTTTAGTTGGCGATTTAATTTTTTATTCCTATATTAATAATAAGTTATAATTTTAAAATTAGTTATATGGACATTAATGCTATTCGCGCTAAATTAGATGCGCTAAACAACAACGGTCAGGATAAAGAGAAAACTGACTATTCCAAGATTTTCTGGAAACCACAATTAGGAAAGCAAACAGTACGTATTGTACCTTCAGCTTTCGACCCTACTTTCCCTTTTAAGGAATTAAAATTTCATTACGGTATTGGAAAATACCCTATGGTAGCTTTATCAAACTTTGGTAAGCAAGATCCGATTGAAGAGTTTGTAAAAGAGTTAAGAAAAACCAACGATAAAGATAACTGGTCACTTTCTGGCAAAATTTCACCTAAAACTAGAATCTTTGCTCCTGTTGTAGTAAGAGGAGAAGAAGATAAAGGAGTTAGATTATGGGGTTTTGGAGTAACTATTTATAAAGCATTACTTGCTTTAGCAGAAGATGAAGATATTGGAGACTTTACCGATGTATTAAACGGATGGGATATGGTAGTAGAACAGCAACAAGGTAATCCGTACCCTGAAACAACAGTACGTATTAAACCAAAGCAAACACCTTTATCAGATAATAACGATTTAGTTGATACTTGGTTAAAAACTCAACCTAACCCGGTAGAGGTACATACTCAATACGATTATGAATTTATTAAAAAGCAGTTACAAAATTACTTAGATCCTTCTGCAGCAGAAGAAAGTAATCAAACACCTGCAACTTCAAAAGAAGACAAACTGCCAGAAAGCTTAGGTCAACAAAAAGCAGACTTTACTTTGGAAACAGCTACGGCTGGCAACAAAGATACAGTGAGCAAATTTGATGATTTATTTAACGAATAGAAATGGCAAAACAAAAAAAAGAGGTAAAAGCAGCCGCATCTGCGGCAGTCAAGAAGAGTTTTAATCTTGGAAATTTTAAGAAAAAGAAAGGATTTTCTAATGCATCTGTAAAGTTCAAAGAACAAGGATGGATTCCTTTATCAAAAGCTTTCCAAGATATTACATCTCTTCCTGGCATTCCAACAGGGCATATAACCCTACTAAGAGGACATAGTGATACAGGTAAAACAACAGCATTACTAGAAGCTGCTGTAAATGCACAAAAACTAGGAATCTTACCAGTATTTATTATATCAGAGATGAAATGGTCGTGGGACCATGCTAAGGAAATGGGCTTAAAATTTGATGAGGTTACTGATGAAAACGGTAACGTAGTAGATTACGAGGGTCATTTTCTATATGCTGATAGAGGTACATTAAATACTATTGAAGAAGTTGCCGTATATATGGCTGATCTTATGGATGAACAGGCAAAAGGAAATTTACCTTTTGATTTATGTTTTTTCTGGGACAGTATAGGTTCTATACCTTGCGATCTTTCAGTACGTTCTAATAAGAATAATAATGAATGGAATGCAGGAGCGATGTCTACTCAATTTGGTAATAATTTGAATCAAAAGATTCTATTATCTAGGAAAGAGAACTCTCCTTATACAAATACTCTAGTAGCTATTAATAAGGTATGGACTATGAAGCCTGAATCACCAATGGGACAACCTAAATTACAGAATAAAGGAGGAATGTCTATGTGGTATGATTCAACTTTAGTAATCACTTTCGGAAATATAACAAACCCTGGAACTTCTAAGATAAAAGCTATTAAAGATGGCCTACAGGTAGAATTCGCTAAACGTACAAACGTTCAAGTAGAGAAAAACCATATCGGAGGAGTACAATCCAGAGGACGTGTTGTTATGACATCACATGGGTTTATACCTGATGATAAAAGAGCTATAGATAAGTATAAAAATGAGCATAAAGAGCATTGGCTAAAATTAGTCGGTAGTATAGATTTTGACTTAATTGAAGAAGGAGACTTAGAAGAAGAATCTATAAAACCTAATATTTTAGATTAATGGTCAATTATAGTAATATACTTAATAAACTTAAAGAAACCCCGCCCCGAGAGTTGAATGATCACATTCTAGTGATTGACGCTATGAATATGTTAATTCGTAGTTTTTCATTACTCAAAGCAATGAACCCATCAGGCCATCATATAGGCGGCCTGGTCGGTTTTATGCGTTCATTAGGGTATGTAACTAGAATATTTGATCCAACGAGAGTAGTTATAGTATGGGACGGGAAAGGAGGATCTGCAAATCGTAAGAATATAGATCCAAACTATAAAGCTCAAAGAGCAACTGCTCGTATAACACATTGGGGACTTTATGATTCGAAAGCTGAAGAGCAAGAGGCCCTAATAGGGCAACTTTACAGAACACAAGATTACTTAGAATGCCTGCCAGTCCAACAGATTGGAATGGAAAAACTAGAAGCAGATGATATTATAGCGTACATAGCTCAAAAAGCTTCAACATCTAATGTTAAAAAATGTACTATTATATCATCAGATAAGGACTTTTTGCAGTTAGTCGATAAAACTATCGAAGTATATGCCCCAGTAAAGAAGAAAACATTCAATGAAAGTAATATATTCGAAGAATTAAAAGTTCTTCCTGAGAATTACAATGTTGTAAAAGCTCTTCTTGGAGATAACTCTGATAATTTAGCAGGAGTAAAAGGACTTGGAATTAAAACAATAATATCAGAATTTCCTGAACTAGTTAATACATCGGGAACAGACTTACAGTATGTTTATGATACATGTGCAAGTAAGTTAGAGGAAAAAAAATGCAAGAAAATTTTTCCTAAAATTATCACAGAGTGGGATCGTGTAGAAACTAATTATAAATTAATGAATTTACATGATTCTGTGTTGGATGATAAAGAAAAAAATCATATATTAGATATAATAAAGAGTGACATACCCAACCTACAAACAGGGGCATTTTTACATCTTTTAGATCAAGATAAGATAGAAGGGATTACAAAAAATACTGAAGGTTGGTTAGAGAACTTTAGAGGTTTAACGGTTTTTAAAAAATAAGTTATAGATGACATTAAAAGCATTGAATCAGTATGGAAAAGGATTCCAGCTGAAAGTATTGGGCTCATTGCTAACAGATAAGGGTTTTCTTCTAAACGTAAGAGACGTTCTTCAAGAAGATTACTTTGACTCAGACGCACACAAATGGATTATCAATCAGTTAGTTACGTATTTTGACAAATACCATACTACTGTAACTATGGATGTTCTTAAAGTAGAATTACAGAAAATAGAGAATGATATTCTTAAGGTAGCGTTAAAAGAAGAGTTACGTAACTCCTACCAAGCATCACAAGATGATTTAGAATACGTACAAGAAGAATTTACTACTTTTTGTAAAAATCAAGAAATGAAGCAGGCTATATTAAATTCTACTGATTTATTAAAAGCAGGGGATTTTGACGGTATTAGAAATACTATTGAAAAAGCAATGCGAGCTGGTATGGATAAAAATATAGGTCATGAATATAATAAAGATATTGAGACTAGGTATCGATCTGATTACCGTCCTACTATTCCTTCTCCTTGGCCTGTTCTTAATGATGGTATTCAAGGAGGATTTGGGCCTGGGGATTTGGCTATTGTATTTGGTAATCCTGGTGGCGGTAAGTCATGGACTATGGTGGCTATTGCTGCTCATGCTGTTAAGCTTGGGCATAAAGTCAATTATTACACTTTGGAACTCGGGGAAGACTACGTTGGTAAACGATTTGACTGCTATTTTACAGGGTACTCTATTGATGAAGTTAATAACCATCGTAAAGATGTACAAAAAGTAGTAGATAACTTAAAAGGTAAGTTAATTGTTAAAGAGTATGCACCTAAAAATGTCTCTGTAAATACAATTAAATCTCATATCCAGAAATGTATAGATATGGACCACAAGCCTGATTTAGTTATAATTGACTATGTGGATTACTTAAGAGCTCCTTCAAGAGGTAAGTCTTTTGAAAGGAAAGACGAAATTGATGATGTATTTATAGCTACTAAAGGTCTTGCAAAAGATATGAAAATACCTATATTAACTCCATCACAAGTAAATCGAATGGGTGCTAAAGATTCTGTTATAGAGGGTGACAAAGCAGCAGGTTCTTACGATAAGATGATGGTAGCAGATATTTGCTTGTCTCTATCTAGACAGAAAGAAGATAAAGTACTAGGAACTGGACGCGTTCATGTTATGAAAAATAGATACGGTCAAGATGGTATGACTTATAATGTAAAAATGGATACCAATAACGGTCATATTGAATTTGAAGGAAAAGCTGACTTAGACGAACAATTAAATTCTACACAAGGTCCTATCTTCAGTCTTTCAAGAGAAAAAATGTCAGAGCTATTTGATAAAAAGTAGAATATATATGCTATTTATGGTAACATCTCCAATAGCAGATATAGCTTTCTCTGGAGATTTTTTTTGTCTAATCTATTAATTAAAATTAAAAAATGAGTTTACTTAACGAACGTGTGGTTTATAAACCCTTTGAATATCCAAAAGCTTTCGATTTTTGGCTTAAACAACAACAAGCACATTGGTTGCATACAGAAGTTCCTATGTCACAAGACGTAACAGACTGGGCTAGTAATTTAAAAGACCATGAAAAAAATGTTATTGGAGGAATATTAAAAGGATTTGCGCAGACTGAAACCATAGTTAACGATTACTGGTCTACATTAGTCACTAAATGGTTTAGAAAACCTGAAATTATAATGATGGGAACTACATTAGGTTCAAGTGAAACAATACACGCGGAAGCATATTCATTATTAAACGAACAATTGGGGTTAGATAATTTTGCAGAGTTTTTAGAAGATGAAGCAACTATGGCAAAAATAGAAAATCTTATGGACGTAAGAGACGGACATGATGGAACTCCAAACTGGCACGATAGAGCTAAGTCATTAGCAATATTTTCTGCATTTACAGAAGGTGTTAACTTATTTTCTTCATTTGCAGTACTTTTATCATTTAAAATGAGAAACTTACTTAAAGGAGTAGGTCAAATAGTAGAATGGTCAGTTAGAGATGAATCTCTACACTCAGATGCAGGATGCTGGTTATTTAGAACCTTAATGGAAGAACACCCAGAATTTAAAACTCCTGAATTAGTAGCTGATATTGAAGAAGCAGCAAAAAATGCTTTACAGTTAGAGTTTGATTTTATAGATAAGATATTTGAAATGGGAGATTTAGAAAACCTTTCAAAGGAAGAGCTAAAGAATTTTATTCGTAATAGAGTAAATACAAAAATGAGCGATTTAGGATTAAAACCTATAGTTCCAGCTGAAGAAATCGATAAAGGAGCATTAAAGACAATGAAGTGGTTTGATGCGGTAATAGCAGGTAAGCAACATACAGACTTTTTTGCAAATCGAGTAACGAATTATGCAAAAGGGCATATGGAATGGGACGCTGCTACAATATTTTAATAAGTAAGTTATGAGTTTAATAGTTGATACTTCCTCTTGGGAAGCAGGGAAAGATTACCCTGAATGGATGAATGAAATATCATTAGCAACAATATCAAAAGGGTATTTATTAGCTGATGAAACACCAAAAAAGGCATATAGAAGAGTAGCAGATACGATTGCTAAGAGATTAGATCGTCCTGACCTAGCGAATAAATTTTTTCGCTATATGTGGAAAGGATGGTTGAACTTAGCCTCCCCTGTATTATCGAACACCGGAACCGACCGAGGATTACCGATCTCATGTTTTGGAATTGATACGCCCGATTCAATTCGAGGTATTGGATTAACCAATGCTGAACTAATGAGACTTACCTCCCTCGGCGGCGGTGTCGGTATAGGGTTGTCCCGTATTAGAGGTAGAGGAGAAAAAATCGGAACAGGAAATATGGGTCAATCAGAAGGGGTAGTTCCATGGGCTAAGATATACGATTCTACTATTATTGCTACTAATCAAGGTGCAGTTAGAAGAGGAGCAGCCTCGGTAAATTTAGACATTAATCACCCAGATATTAAAGAGTACCTTCAAATAAGAAGGCCAAAAGGAGACCCAAACAGACAGTGTCTCAACCTACATCAATGCGTTGTAGTGGATGATAGCTTTATGCAAAGATTAGAACATAGAGACCCGGAAGCTATGGGATTGTGGGTGGAAATACTAAAATCTAGAGTAGAAACTGGAGAACCTTATATTATGTATAAGGATAATGTTAATAATGACAATCCTCCTGCTTATGTAAAGAATAATTTAGATGTTACTATGACTAACATATGTTCGGAAATTACTTTACATACAGATGAAGAACATTCCTTTATTTGCTGCTTATCATCAGTAAATATTACAAAATGGCATGAATGGAAAAACACTGATTTGATAGAGACATCTATATACTTTCTAGATGGAGTATTAGAAGAATTTTTAGCTAAAACTTCTGGTAGAGATTCTTTAATAAGAGCACACCGATCGGCAAAAAAAGGAAGAGCTATAGGATTGGGAGTGTTAGGATGGCATACTTTCTTACAAAACGAAAGAATTCCTTTTACTTCTATTGCTGCAACTTCTTATACCCATCAGATATTCTCTCAGATAAAGAATCAAGCAGAAGCAGCTTCTAGAAAACTTGCAGATGAGTACGGAGAGCCAGTATGGTGTAAAGGAACTGGAATGAGAAATACACATTTATTAGCAGTAGCACCAACAGTATCTAATTCTACAATATCAGGAGGAGTATCAGCCGGTATTGAACCAGTACCTGCTAACGTATATACTTTTAATTCTGCAAAAGGTACTTTTATTCGTAAGAATCCTGCGTTAGTAAGTTACTTAGAAGAAAAAGGAAGTAACACAGAAGAAGTATGGGATGATATTATGAAAGCTAGAGGCTCAGTTGCTAATTTACCTGAAGACATAATGCCTTTGCAGGATAAACAAGTATTTTTAACTTTTGCAGAAATTAATCAACTTGCATTAGTAGAACAAGCATCAGTACGTCAAAAGTATATAGATCAAACTCAATCTTTAAATTTAGCATTTGATCCAACAGATTCACCAAAATTTATAAACTTAGTTCATCAAACAGCATGGAAACTTGGAATTAAGACTCTATACTACCTCCGAACAGACTCAGTAATTAACGGAGATATAGGTTCTAGAACTTCTGAGGATTGTTTAAGCTGTGATGGGTAAATACTAAAAGTATGTTATATACATCTACGGTAATACTCCTTTTATTAAGCATAGGAGGAGTGTACTACCATTTCAAAAGAAAAATTAAAATTCTTAAATTAGAATTTGAAAATCAAAAAGCAATAATTAGAAGAGATGCAAAGAAGAGATCAGGGGCTGTACAGTGGGGTAAAACTATAGAACACTTTGTACCATTTATGTCAGAGTTTCCTGTTCCTCCAGAAGACTGTACATTTTTAGGTATGCCTATTGATTATGTTGGGTTTACAGACACCGCCAGCAAGACTAAATGTTCTGTACATTTTGTTGAAGTAAAAAGTGGAAGTTCCTTTTTGATGGGGAAACAAAAAAATATTAAAAAAGCTATAGAAGAAGGTAGAGTACATTGGCATGAAATATCTGTAGATGGAAATAACGTTAAATAGTTGGTTATACGCAGCTTTTTTCTTATATTATAGTATAATACTAAAACAGTTATATGTCAAAAAACACATCAAAACAACTTTACACTCAAACTATGGAGTGGTTAAAGTCAAGAGGAATCAAAACTTCAAACACTAACAGAAAAAAATCAAGATTTAATTCATATAAAGAAAAAGGAAGAAAATGACAAAAGTAATCAAATTTTACGCAGATTGGTGCGGACCTTGTCGTGTTTACGCTAAGACTTTTGATAAAGTATCGGAAGAATTAAAAGACACAGTAGAGTTTGTTAATATAAATGTTGAAAAAGATACAAGCGGTTTAGCAGGTGAGTACAAAGTTACTGCAATACCGACAACAGTAATTATTAAAGATGGTAAGGAAAGTATTAAAAACGGCAGATTAACAGAAGATCAGTTAAAAAGTTTTATATTGAATGAATAAGAATATACTAATAGCATTTATACTCTTTACTGTAGCTCAAGGCTTAATATGGTATCAAACTAATTCTCAATTTTTTAACGATTGGGTGAAGGAGAGACCATTACTTATGGCTTCTATGGGGGTACCTATTAGTTATATATTAATCTATGCTTCTAGGTACGTAGTAGCAGGATTTGACGGATTACTATGGCCTGGTAGGTTGATAGGGTTTTCTACCGGTATGATAATAATGGCAACATGTACGTATATTCATTTAGATGAAGGAATAACTCTTAAAACAGGAATTACATTATTACTAGCATTTATAATAGTAATGATACAGTTATATTGGAAATAAATTTTAAAAATTAAGTTATGTTAAGAAGACCAGATTCAATCCCTGCAGGGGATACAATTATTGAAGATTCAGTTATGGAACCTTTTTTTATTGCTAAATCTTCCTCAGGGGGATATACAGTTTATGAAAGAGTTATCAAAGGTGATAACAATACTCATTATATTAAGACTATATGCTACCCGGGAAATTTTAATCATGCACTAAAAGCAGTATGTAGGGAATTACTTAATAATAAAAGTAACCACTACACTTCCCTTAAAGAGTATATTAATGAGTGGAAAGTAATACAAGAGAAAATATCATCTTTTACAAATATAGATTAATATGTCAGTTCCTATAGATATTTTTTATTGGAGAGTTGAAGTTGATGGAGAAGAGTGGATTGTAGATGGTAAAGAAATTAAAGAAGTAATTAGAAAAGTATTAGCAGAGGAACCATCAGCAGAGATAGATTTAATAGAAAAAACAGATATAAGTAAAGTTGTATTTTAATAATATTTTTACTATATTTAATTAACATTTTAGCGTTAGCCTATACGCGAAATACCTGGCAAATTTTAAATAAGTGAATTATGGCACATTGTGTAGTAAGTTTAAGTGGTGGAATGGATAGCAGCACCCTATTGTTAAGAGCTATCGAGAAGTACGATACTGTAACAGGTATCTCATTTGACTATGGTCAAAAACACAGAGTAGAGCTAGAGAGAGCTCAATCATTAATTAATTACCTTGCAAGTAAAGGTCACAAAGTAAATTACCGTCAAATTAAATTAGACGGATTAGTTGATCTATTAGACTCAGCTTTAGTTTCAGGTGGAGATGATGTACCAGAAGGACATTACGAACAAGATAATATGAAAGAAACAGTTGTTCCTAACAGAAATAAAATGTTTGCTTCCATTACTCAAGCAGTTGCATTATCCGTAGCAAATAGAACAGAAGATGTTTGTGATATTGCTTTAGGTATTCACGCTGGTGACCATGCAGTTTATCCTGATTGTAGACAAGAATTTAGAGATGCAGATGATGCAGCTTTTAGAATTGGAAATTGGGATGCGGAGAGAGTAGGTTACTTTACACCTTATTTAAATACTGATAAATTTGGTATTTTACAAGATGGAGAAATTTTATGTGCAAAGCTAAAAATTGATTTTGATGAAGTTTATAAAAGAACGAATACTTCTTATAAGCCTTATCCTTCGGGAAATAGTGATTATAAGTCTGCTTCTAGTGTTGAGAGGATTGAGGCTTTTATTGCTCTTGGCAGAAAAGATCCCGTACAGTATGAGGATGAAACTGGAGAAGTTGATTACGAAGTAGCAAAAGCACACGTTGAAAAGGTTTTAGCTGACTATGTATAAGTTAATGTTAAATAAACAATAGTTAAATATGGCCACAACTGAACAGCAAAACGGTAACCCCTGTACTAACGAAACTAGAAATACTTTCAACAGAAGAGTATCTAAGTACAGTATGTTAGGGAAAACCAAAAAAGTACAATGGAGCGATAGAAGAAGACATCGCAACATTTAAAAAACATGCCGAGTACCTCAGTAGGTAGAGGATTTTGACTTAACCTAACGCATAATAGAATACGATCGTGAAAAGCAATAGGGTCAGAAAAGACAGGGGTTCGAGTCCCCTCTCGGTTAACTAATTTTAATTAAAATGAATAGAAAAGAAAGAGTAGAAAAAGATTCATTAGCAGCATTAGGTATAATAGCTATAGTACTTTTTATTATTATAGGGCTAAGCTCAATTATAAGGTTGTAAATAAAGTTTATGTTAATATGAAAAAAGGTTTTATAATTTTAATAGTAACTATTTCTTTTTTATTAGTTAGTTACTCTTCGTATAAAAAGCCACGACCAGTAGTAACTCCTTTGTTAATAGAATTAGAACCTATTACTATAAGTAAACCTACTCTAAAGTACGAGAAGCTTATAGAAGCATTAATACAGGTAGAAAGTGAAGGAATAGAGTATATACACGGAGACATAGGGCTAAAAGAAGGTCCATCAGTCGGGGTACTACAGATTCGTCCTATTATGGTAAGAGAAGTAAACAGGATACTTCGTATTAAAAAAATCAATAAAAAATTTAAACTTAAAGATCGTTACAGTAGAAAAAAATCTATTGAGATGTTTAATATATGGAGAATGTTTTACCACCCTGATGGTAATTTTGAAAAAATATCTAGAACATGGAATGGAGGACCTAAAGGATACCTTAAAAAGTCTACTGTTGGATATTGGATGGAAGTACAAAATGAACTAAGCTTAATAAATGATAAAAGAAACTAAACATCTAGTTGTAATAGGACATCCTGACCAAAAGTCATTTTGTTATAATGGTATTTTTAAAACTATTGTAAGACAAATGAAGAGGTATAAATCAAATTATAGAGTTATAGATTTGTACGAGGATAAGCTTCACAGAGACAAAAAAGAGCTAATAAAGAAGTATAAAGAATTAGTTGTTTGGTCAACTCATATTTACTTTGTATCTCCTGTTTGGTGGTTTAGATTGACTCCTAAATTAGAGATGTTTTTTGACGAAGTATTTACACCTGGATTTGCTTATAAATTTATTCCTTTAATAGGAAAATATGCTTACCCCAAACCGTTTTTCAAAAATAAAAAAGTAAGAACTTATATTACTCACGGAGCCCCGAAATTACCGGTAATAACATTATACCTTAACTCAGTTAAATTAAGGTTAGTAATGGGGGTTTATACTTTTGTATTTGGTTGGAACTTAAACAGGTGGACTAAAACTAAACAGTTCTGGTCAGTTCCATTTGTAACAAATAATAAACGTATAAAGTATTTAAGAGTAGTAAAAGAAGATATTAGGAAAGATTTAGGGTTATGATAGGTAAGAAGAAATTATGGAATTTCTATCTTAGAAATTTAGTTAGAGATAGGCGGCTTACACCTTTAGAGAGACTAGGTAGTAGAGTAGGGTATATGGGAGTAGGATTTCTAATAGGAGGACAATGGACAGTAAGTCCTATTTTATTTATTCTAGGATTTATCTGCGTATTAATACAGGTTTCTATTAGGAAGCAATGGAACTTAGTAGCTCTGCAGTTAAACGGGCTAGTAGCTTGGACAATTCATTTTATAAAATCACTGTTATGATTATTTCAATAGTAATAATATATTTAAGTACCTTAGTTGGAGGAGTTATTTTATATAAAAAATACAAGTTTTTAAAAGATAATTTAAATAAAGAACATTTAGTTTCTACAAGAGATGATTTAAATAAAGTTCATAAACAGTATAATTATATTCTGGAAACTTTAGAAGAATATAAAAAAGTATATAGCGAAACTAGGAGATACGTAGTAAATGCAACTATAGAGTTAGAACAAAGGCCAGAAGAAGTTAGAAAGGAACTTCTAGGTAAACTAAAAGATAAAGATAGGGAGATAAAAATTATTACTAGTCGAGTAAGCCACTTGAAAGAATCAGTAGAGAGAGAGAATAGATTTCTAATTCAAAGCGTACGTAAATTAGAAGATACGACAGTTAGGAAAAGTAATTCTAATATTAGATATTAAATTTACTATTTATAACTAAAGGTAAAGTATTATGATAATAAAGTCATTAGATGAATTAACTTGGAAGCAATTTTCTGAATTAGAGGAATATAAAGATAAACCTCTAAATGAAGTTAAGTTAGCATATAATAACTACTTAGTAAACCTGCAATCTTATAGGAATTTATATTTAAATTTTCAAAATAAAGGTAGAGCTTTAAACAACATCAAATTACCTTGCTCTAAAGGTATAGATGTAGCGGTTGTATTAGACATTACAACAAATGCTCCTTCTATGGTTAGTAGAATTGAGGATATGAAAACCGACCTAACCGCTTTTATATCCATAGTGGATAGTAGATCAGGAGGAAATTACAGGATGGGTTTAGTTTTATTTGATGAGATAAATTCAAGTGCAACTGCAAACTATGCTACTGTAGGTACATATACATCACTCCCTGCATCTCAAAGAGAGATAAATACGAATACAGAGAATAAGGTATCTCAGCTATACACTTCTTTAGTACCTTTTAGTTCTAATAATGGATCTACTTTTATTACACAATTCAATAAACTTAACACATTAGATTTTCCATTAGGTTCAGGAGAAGATATAAACGAACCAGGAGATATAGCAGTAAAGAAAGTAGTAGAAGAAGACTTTGTTGGAGCTTTTAGAGACGGGGTAGTAAAGTATATAATTTTAATTACCAACACTAAACCTTCAGGAGATGATGATGATGGACCAGTTCCTAATGCAGAAGATGTGGATATACTAGCAACATCTAATACAGCAGCTGCAAAAGATATTCAAATATCCCTTATATCTACTACAGTAGCAGCAAGTAATCCAGCATATGGACAATTTCCTTCTGTAACTAACGGACTATATTTCACAGATCCGTCACAAAATTCTTTCTTCTCATTAGACCAAACTATTGAAGATTTATGTACAACACAAAATCCTTAGCAAATAGTTGCCTCTTAAAAATAAAATTACTATATTTATTTTAATATTAACAGTGTCGTAGCACCACTATAAAAACACAAGTATGCAAGAAGAAATACACAAAGAGTTATGGGATAGAGATGAAAGAGAAATTCATCAAATCCAAGAAGGGATCTCAATAAACGGACAAAAAGTCCCAGATCCAAAATTACATCAAAGAATTTCATTTATTAAATCAGCAATTCGTTTAGGGGCCTGCGCCTTTGGATTTTTCGGTATGTTTGAAATAGGATTTATTGGACTATTTTTAGCTGAAATAGTTGGAATTGGTGAAGAATTAGTTTAAATTATAGATATGGGTAAATTTACATCAACAAAAGTATTTGACGGATTCTCTACAGTTTTTCGTCAATGGAAGGCAGAAGATACACACTGCCGATTCTTACATGGATACGGAACTTCAGTTAAAGTATGGTTTGAAGGAGAATTAGATGAGCGCAATTGGGTTTGGGATTTCGGAGGAATGAAAAGAGCAAAAGGAACTATCGACGGATTTAATCCTAAGGAATGGTTTGATTGGTTACTTGACCACACTTTTTTAGTAGCAGAGGATGATCCTTTTAAAGATTCTTTTCTAAAAATGCATGAAGCAGGAGTAGCTCAAGTAAGAGTAGTTCCTGCAACAGGAGCAGAAAAGTTTGCAGAATTTATATTTCTAAAATTAAATCATTTCATTGATAAAGAAACTGAGGGTAGAGTAAAAGTAATTAAAGTAGAGTTTAGAGAACATCAAAAAAATAGTGCAATTTATGAAGCTTAAAAGAATTGAAGATTACAAGAAAGTACTTCCAATAGTAGAAGTATATACGGCAGTACAGTCAGAAGGCTCCAGACAAGGGTACCCTACTATTGTTGTAAGAACATCAGGTTGTACTCATAGATGTTATTTTGGAGAAGGAGGATGGTGTGATAGCTGGTATACCAGTATACATCCAGAAAAAGGAACGTTTTGCTTCCAGGATATTATGGATATGTACGAAGCAAATCCGCATATAAAAGAAATGATGCTTACTGGAGGTTCACCTACTATGCACCCAGCCTTAGTTAACGAATTAACACACTTTGCAAATGAAAAAAACATCTTTATTACTATTGAGACTGAGGGATCTCATTTTCTTAGGACCGATTATCCTATTAACTTACTTAGTATTAGCCCTAAGTATAGTAATAGTATCCCCGTTGTTGGTGTTGAAACACCTCAGGGAGCTATAACAGACGAAAGAATGATAAAACGCCATAATAAATTTAGGCTTAATATTGACGCTATATCAGATTCTATCATATACCATAAAGATTTTCATTTAAAACCAGTATTAGATAAAGAGTTGTCTATGATAAGTGAGGTAGAAGAATTTGTAGATAGACTATGTCAACTTTTACATGAAAAAGGATTTGGAGATGCTGACTACGGTACAGATGTTAGACCAATGGATATATCAGATATTAAAAAATGGATTCAAGGTAAGATATGGGCAATGCCTGCTGGAGATACTAGAGAAAGTTTAAAAGAATCATACCCAGTAGTTATGGATTTTGTTAGAGATAAAGGCTGGAGATTTACTGGACGTGCTCATATTATGGCTTTTGATACTGAACGTTGTGTCTAAAGAAGAAGCATTAACAGTATTAGAGACCATAATGGAAAACATTAACATATGTTGTGCAGTAACTATGGAACCAGACGACGTTTTAGTATTATGTGATAAATTAAAAGAATATATAGAAAATGATAAAATTTAAAGAATTAATAGAAACATCAGGTCCAGAAAAAATGGATAGGATAGTAACTATCGAAGGACATCCAGTATGGGACTATAAAATAGGAGGAGATAAGACTGTGTTTTTAATCTCCGAAGATCCTTGGGAAGGTGTTGACGAAGAGTACGTAACATTAAAAGAGATAAGAAAGTATATTGTTGATAACTTTATTCCTTTTGATATTGTGGAATTTAGAACAGAAGCAGATAGAGAATTATTAAAATCATATAAATGGGAAGAAAATCAATTAAATTTATCTCACTATTAATATTAATTCCTTTTATAGGATTTAGTCAAGTAGTAGAAATAGAAACAAAAATTTACAAAGTTGTTTACGATCAAGATTTAGAACAACCCTTAAAAGTAACATACACAGTTGAATGCCCCAGAGGAGAAGCGGACAGAGCAGGAATGGATTTCAGAACTGTTCCAAACATCCATACATCGGATAATCAAGATTACTCAAATAACGTATGGGATAAAGGACATTTAGCACCAGCAGCAGCTTTTAGTTGTACTAAAGAAATGCTAAAAGAGACTTTCCTTTTTTTTAATTGTGCACTTCAGCATGAAAGCCTAAATAGAGGTGTATGGAATAGGTTAGAACAATTTGAAAGAAATCTTGCTAATTTCTATAACGTTGATGTAGAGATAAAAGTAGTCTTTGACGCAAAAGTAAAAAGAGTTCCTTCAGGAGCAGCAATACCTAAAGAGTTTATAAAAATTATTAAATTTAATGATAAGGAATTGACTTTTATTTTTCCTAATAAAAATACTTCAGGAACAGATTGGATGGATTATTTAAAAAAGTAAGTTATGACAAACAAGGAATTCATAGATTGGATTAAAGGGTATGTAGACGGAGTACACCCTTATTCTGCCTCCCCAAAACAATGGCAGCATTTAAAAGAGAAAGTAAAGAGTATTAATAAAGGTTCTGAGAGGTATGAAGTTGACAGTACCTACTGGACTACAAACATATCGTAAGAATGGCAAAAAAAGTAAGATACGATTGGGATTGGATCGACAAGCAGATTGACTCAATTGGAGAAAAATTAGAATCAATAGATAAACCTCAATTTATTACAGGAGTACCTAGAGGAGGGTTAATACCGGCAGTACTTATGTCTCACAAATTTGAGATTCCTTTCATAGGATTAGAAGCAGCAAAAACATTACCAGGAGATTTGAAAAAAAAGGTACTTGTTGTAGACGATATAGCAGATTCTGGGAATACTTTAGCACAAATTCAGAGACATAATTTTCTAACTGCTACTTTAGCTAGAAGATATTCATCTTCATTTAATCCACTTTTTGTAGGAATAGATATTAAAGATGACCATTGGCTGGTATTTCCTTGGGAAAGATTATCAGCAAATTCAATACAGGATTATTTGGATAATTAAAATAAATTACTTATATTACATAAGTATGTGTCGTAGAACCACAATAAAACAAAAATTAAATTATGCCTAAAAAGTTTATAGAAGGAACAGAATTAGTAAAAGCCGGATTCGCTAACGGTATTTCAACTCAATTAGCAGAGAAACAAAAAGTAGAAGGACCAGAAGCTAGACTTACTGATCATGAAAAGCAAGTTATTATAGAAAGAGCAGCTCAAGCTTATGCTGACTTTTTAACTGCTTTAGGATGCGATTACAAAGAAGATCCTAACTCAGCAGATACTCCTTTTAGAGTAGCTAAAGCTTACGTTAATGATTTATGGGCCGGAAGATATAGTCCTCTAGATAAAATTACAGCATTTCCTTCAGACGGGTATGACGGTATAGTACAAGAGAGTAACATACCTGTAACGTCTATGTGTTCTCACCATCATCAAGCTATTAGAGGTACAGTAAGTATTGCTTATATAGCTTCAGAAGACGGTAAGGTAGTAGGGCTATCTAAACTAAATAGAATAGTAGAACAATTCGGTAGAAGAGGAGCTATTCAAGAGCAGTTAACTGTAGCTATTCATAATGCAGTAGATAAGATATGTGAAGGTAATTTAGGAGTAGCAGTTCAAGTTAATGCAACTCATGCATGTGTATCTTGTAGAGGAGTTAAGCATGGAGGAGCTTCTATGCAGACAGCTAAACTTACTGGAGCCTTTTTAGACGAACCATCAGCTAAAGCTGAGTTTTATAAAAATATAGAATTAGCAGAAAAATGCAGTCATTAGAAGAAAATAATAACGATTTTGAAAATGATCCTGATTGGTTAGAGTTTTTAGAACATGCTGATAAACCAGGGCCTTGGTCTGAAGAAGATGATAAGATTCATACTATAGGAGGGCTATCAAACGATAAAGAAGGATCGTTTATGAAGTTTCAAAATAAGATTAAAAATAAAGAGAAGATGAGTAAACAATTATCACTATTTGAAGAGGAAGAGTTACCTGTTTGGGTAAACGGAGTACCCTTTGTTGATGAAGTAGAGACATTTAATGCTACTTTCGGTAAACCTAACAATTATGAACCAACAATACCAGAGAAAAAAGAATGGCAATTTGTATACGACTTTATACTCGAAGAATTGGAGGAATATAGACAAGCTTGCGAAAACGGAGACATCGTGGAAGTTTTGGATGCTTTGTGTGATATTACTTATGTTTCCCTTGGGAACGGTGTTATGTTACACGGTCTTAAGAATCAGATATGGCCAGCATATCAAGAGGTACAAGCAAGCAATATGTCAAAGTCTTGCTCTACTGAAGAAGAAGCCATACAGACTGTCTCCATACGAGCTAAAGAGCAGGGTGAGCCGTGTCATTATGAAGAAGTTAATGATAGGTACATCGTATATAGATCAAGAGATAGAAAAGTAATGAAGTCTGTAAATTACTTTAGACCTAATTTAAAAAAATTCTTTTAATGGCAATAAAACTAGAAGAACATAAGGTTTACGTAGATAGTCATAAAATGGAAATGGTGCCGTTAACTGTAGCAATAGAAGCAGTAAATCAAGCATTAAATCCAGATATAGAAAAGTACACAGAAGAGCTAGAAAATGCTATGGAAGAATTACGTAACTCCTTAAATAATATTAGTATAGATGATTAAAATAGCTCACGAAAGCCCAAAAAGTATTTTTAGCGATGTACAAAAATATACAGACTACGATTATGCTCTAGTACATTTATTTGAGGAAGATAAAGAATACTTAAATCAATTTAAAGAAGCAGTATCAAAAGGAAGAGAAGTTATATTAGATAATTCTATCTTTGAATTAGAGGAAGCATTTGATGCAGATAAATTCGCTCACTGGATTAATGAATTAAGACCTACATGGTATATAGTCCCTGATGTACTAGAAGATGCTAAAAAAACTATGAGTCAAATGGCTAGCTGGAATATGCACTATTCGGATGTAGTTTTTGGTAAAAAAATAGGAGTAGTTCAAGGTAAGACCTATAAACAAATAGTTGCATGTTATGAATATATGGATAAAATAGCTGATGTAGATATGATAGCTATATCATTTGATTATTCGTACTATACAAAGACGGTTCCTCATCCTAATAAATACGTTAGCTGGATGCTAGGACGTATAAAGCTACTTGGAGATTTAGTTAAAGACGGAATTATAAATGAAAATAAACCTCATCATTTACTTGGATGCGGCTTACCACAAGAGTTTTCCTACTATTCTCAATACCCTTGGATATACTCTTTAGATACTAGTAATCCAGTTGTACATGGAATAAAAGGCATTAAATATAACTCAGACGGATTATGGTCTAAAGAAAGTCAAAAGTTGTTTGAACTGATTAATTACGAGGTAGGGGATACAAATTTAATTTTAGGAAACATTCATAAATTTAGATGGTTAGCAAATGGCAGTAGAGAGTTATAAAATAGGAGATAAAGTAAAATTTAAGTTTATTGGCAGGCTTCAAGTAGGTATAATAGAAGATATAAAAGAAGGAGTTCAGGTGGATATCTGTAAAGAAAAAATTAGATTTGATATTAAAGACGGTAAATATACTTACCCAGTTGGTTTGGAAAATATTATAGAAAAAATAAAATGAATAAACCTTGGATAGCATTTTTTAGTCAGACAGGGTCTGAGATTGTTAGTATTGCTAAAGCTCTTAATAGATGGCCAGATGTTATAGTAACTAATGAAAGACCTTCTAAACTTAGAACTATTAATTCAGCATTATTAGAACAGGATTTATTAGTTACAACTAGTAATAAACCTACAGAAACTGAATTATCTGAGTTACTTGAATACTACGATTCTCCAATAATAACTCTTCATGGATGGTTGAGAATAATGCCTCCTAAAATTTGTGAAAGTTATAATATATTTAACGGACATCCTGGCCTTATAACAGAATACCCAGAATTAAAAGGTAAAGATCCTCAAATGAGAGCTTTAAAAGAAGGGTACCCAGTAATGGGTTGTGTACTTCATAAAGTAGTTGCAGGAGTAGACGAAGGGAAAATCTTAGCAGAAGAAAGATTTAATGCTTTTAATATTAACGAAGAAGAAATGTGGATAGCTACTAGAGATAGATCTCTTTACCTATGGGTTAAATTTCTTGAGAAAGCTTTAATATGACAGAAAAAGAGCACCTACTTGTACTCCTTATAGAAGAATGCGTAGAAGTATCTCAAAGAGCAACTAAGATACTTAGATTTGGCTTTAATGATCCTACAGGTACAGAACCTGATCAGCCGTATAATAATGAAGAAAGGCTTATACAAGAGATTAACGATTTAGAAGCGGTTATAGATTTACTATTTCAAGATAAACCATTTTATAAATCACCTTTGCTTCAAAATAGAAAGAAAGAAAAAATAAAAAAATATTCTGAACTTTCAAAAAAATTAGGTTTATTAAATTAATTTTCGTATATTAAATATAAAGGTTATTAGATGATTAAAAGAATAGCACTAGTAGGAGCTAGTAGTACGGGTAAGACTACTGTTTATGAACTACTTAAAAATAAATTACCTAAATACGAATTCGTAAACGAATCCACTAGAACTGTAGGTAGTTACGGATTTCCTATTAATGAAGAAGGAACTTGTGCTACTCAGTTAGCTATCAGTAGTTTTCATTTAGAGGCTTTACTTCAACCTTATAACTTAGTATTAGATAGATGTTATATGGATGTAGTAGTTTATACTAAATTTATGAAAGGAGTAACTTCACATACTTACAATTATATAGAAGATACTTGGAATAGAGTAAAAAATGAATATACTCATTATATTTACTTTCCTATTGAATTTGCTTCTGTAGATGATGGAGTAAGAAGTATAAGTGAAGAATGGAGAAAAGAAGTAGATGAAGAGTTTAGAGATGTATTAGATGGAGTACGTCAACCTTACTTAACTATAACTGGTTCTCCTATGCAAAGAGTAGAACAAATAATGAAATTTATAAATTAAAATTATGTCAGACGTTAAAAATTATCAAGAAGTAGTAGAAATCGCTTCTAAACATTTAGGGAAAGTAGGAGGAGATGGGTACAAAGATACCTACGCTCCAGAACTATTAGTTAAGGTACCCAGGTACTTAAACAGAGAAGGTTATGGATTAACCTCAGATAGCTTTGTAGGAGTAGACACTTGGAATTGCTATGAAGTATCAGCTATCACAACTAAGGGACTACCAGTAGCAGGTATGTTAAAAATTGTATGTCCTTCAGATAGTGAATATCACGTAGAATCTAAGTCAATTAAACTATACTTAAATTCATTTAATATGACACGTATAGGAGATAACTCAACAGACTGTATGGCAGTTATAGAAGCAAGAGTAAAGAGAGATTTAGATGAGCTACTAGAAACTAACACAACTGTATCTTTCTACTCTTCAGAAGAAGATGGAAAAGCCTTTTCCTTTGAAGGATATACAGATCTTGGAGACATAGTAGATTTAGATCAAATAGATTTCACAGCGTTTAAATCAGATTCTTCTCAACTTTTAATCGAAGATAACTCAGACGATCCTATCGAAGTTAAGCTTAAATCTAATCTACTTAGATCAAATTGTAGAGTAACAAATCAACCAGATTGGGGAGATGTATTTATTAGAATAAATGGTAGAGATGTACCTGCAGTAGATGCTTTAGCAAAGTATATTGTATCTCATAGAACTGTAAGTCATTTTCATGAAGAGATATGTGAAATGGTATTCAAGCACCTAATGGATGCCTATAAGCCAGAACAGTTAATGGTAGCATGTTTATATACTAGAAGAGGAGGATTGGATATTAATCCTGTGAGAGCTACTCATCAAAGCTTGATACCAGACTTTTTTACAAAGCCAGATTTAAGAATTGCTAAAACCTTAAGACAGTAGTATGGAAAATATAAAGTTGCAAATGGAGTTAGAAGAGTTAAAATATGGAGGTAAGTCTCCCTTAGATGCAACAACTTCACTTTATGATTATTTAGGCCAAGCAGCAGGACCTGCATTAGGAAAAGATGTATATAATGTAGCGTTAAAATCTAAAGAACCTGTTGCTACTAGAGAAGTAAGTACTACTTACTACAAGGGTAAGGTAATGTTATACCGGTATGAATTTTTAAAAGAGTATTTTGATGCAAAAAGAAATAGTTGAAAATAGTAAATTAATTGCTGTAAGGGTACCGCCTGGAGATAACTGGGAGCTTGTTATTGATAAAGAGGCAGTGATTGAAGGATTGGTACAAACACTTACCCAATATATGAGGAAGACTAAATTTAAAGGTCACTACAGATTAGAACCACTGAATGGGAAACTATTTGCTATAGTTGAAGAAGAAATAAACCTTCCAGAACCAGAACCTGAAGTATGGGATTTATATGGAGAATATTAAAGATTTAAGTTGCTTAATTGCAACTTTTTTCTTATATTAAAGTATAAAATAGGTTATATGAAAACAGCTAAATATTGGCAAGAAAAAGGTTTTGAAAAGATTGCTTGTATATACACTAGTGATAGATTAAAACAAGGTGTAGATGTAGAATTCACAATTAAAAAAGAAGATTGGAATAAACATCCTGGCGTTTATTTAATATGCTCTCTAGAAGAAGAGCTACTTAAAATAGGTCAATCAGCAAATCTATACCATAGAATTAACACTCAGTATAAGTGTGTAAGTAACTTAGGTAATAATAGAATTAGAGCTGAAATAAAAGATAAGTACGGTAAGGTACTTATATATGCTTTAAAAACACCTAAAGAAAAATTTTCTTTACTGAATTATTCTTTCTATATTAATTATCAGAAAGGTTTAGAGGAAGCTATGCTTCATGATTATTATAATAAGGTTGGAGATATACCAACACTTAATATGCAACGAAATTAATAATAGGTTATATATGCAAATAGAAAAAAAATACTACACAGTTAGAGATTCTGAAACTTTAAAACTAATGTTTCAACATATAGAAGAGTCAGAAGTTATTGCAATAGATACGGAAACTACTTCTTTAAATATGAGAAAAGGTAAGATCGTAGGATGGTCTATATCTGGAGCAGAGGGAGTAGGGTTCTACCTTCCTACTTTAGTATGGAATTTTGAAAAAAATATACTACAGCCGCAAATTATTGACGGTACATCCGCAGAAGTTATTTCTAAGAACTTGCTTAAAATGCTTAAAGGTAAGAAGTTAGTAATGCATAATGCTTCGTTTGACTGTAGGTTTATTAAGAACTACTTTGGTGTAGATTTACTAGAAGATCTTTGGGTAGAGACGTTGCTCCTTGTTCATACAGTACAAGAAGAAGGTGCCGGTATGGGAGTGTTTGGATTAAAACCTCTAGCAATCTCAGTTCAGGAGCATATTGGTCTAGACGTAGAAAAAGCAGCTAATGAAGAGCAAATAGAATTAAAGGACTCTATTAAAGCTAATGGAGGAGAAGTAACTAAAACTAACTTTGAGATATATAAAGCAGATCTAGATATACTTTCTAAATACGCATCAGCAGATACAGATTTAACTTTACGTTTATGTAACTATTTCTTAACTAAGCTAAAAGAAGAAAACTTAGAAAAGTTCTTCTTTGAAGAGGAAGTAATGCCGATTTATAAAGAGGTTACTATCCCTATGGAGGAATACGGAGTAGATTTAGATATGGACCTTCTTCATAAAACTCATGATAATATTGTAAAAGATTTAGAAGAGAATAAAGAGATTGTAATGAAAAGCCTATTAGCTACTTCAGAGGCTAAAAAATGGGTTATGAATACAGCTTTCGATAACTTCCCTCCTAATCATAAAGGAAGTTGGGCTCAAATGCTTGCTCAAAGGTACTCCTTAGCGTTACCTAAATCAGAAAAAACCGGTAAGTATTCTCTTACTCAAAAGAATATAGAAGAACTAGAAGATAGTCCAGCTAAACAGTTTCTATTGACTGGTGATAATTCTGTTTTAGAGGAGTTAGAAATAGCTAGGATATCTATGGCTTTATGGAAAGATAAAAACGATGGAGAATATATAAATATTCAATCAAAAAAGCACTTAGGAGAAATAGTTTTTAACTATATGGGTATAAAAGCTAAGAGTAAGACGAGAAAAGGTCAAGCTCAATTTGATATGGATATGTTAGAGTCTCTTGCTAAAACTTATGCTTGGGCAGAGAATTTACGTATTTACAATAAGCTACTAAAGATCAAATCTACTTATATAGATAGATTCATAGATAATAGCGAAGACGGTAGGTACTATTTCTACTTCAAGCAACATGGAACTGTATCAGGCCGATACGGCTCAGATGCACAACAGCTTCCTAAACCTAAAGAAGAAGGAGAAGATGCTCCTATTATTGTTAACTATACTAATATAGTTAGAGCATTCCTAATTGCAGGTAGCGGTAGAAAAGTAATAGACTCGGATTACGAATCGCTTGAACCTCATTGTTTTGCGTCTGTAACTGGAGATGAAAAACTTCAAGATATTTTTAATAACGGTTGGGATTTCTACTCTACTGTTGCAATACAAACTGAAGAACTAAAAGGAGTATCCCCAGATAAAAAAGCAGATAACTACCTTAAAAAGGTTGATCCTGTTAAGCGAAACCAGGCAAAAGCATATTCGTTAGGTATTGCTTACGGTATGGAGGCGTATGCTCTTGGTATGACTTTAGGTATCCCTACAAAAGAAGCAGAGAAACTAGTAGCAGGATATTTAGATGGATTTCCTGATCTTAAAAAATGGAGAGAAGATTCTAGACTACAAGTTAAAGCTCATGGGTATATTAAAAACTATGTAGGTCGTATAAGACATTTACCTAAAGTCACTAAAATATATGAGAAGTTTGGAGAGCGAATAATGGACTGGAGATTTAGAAACCAATTATCTGATCAATACGGTAAAGATCAAGTACTTCAAGTATATAGAGATTATCGAAACGGTTTAAATAACTGTTTAAATTTTCAACTTCAGTCATTAGCAGCATCTGTAGTAAACAGAGCAGCATTGAAGATTAACCGTAAAGCTAAGGAGATGAATATAGATGCAATAGTTCAAGCTCAAGTTCATGATCAACTTATAATTAATATTAAAGAAGATCAAGCAAAAGAATTCGCACCTATAGTTCAACACATAATGGAGACTAATCTAGTATTACCTGGAGTGACTTTAAAAGCACCACCTGAAATAGCAGATAACTGGAAAGAAGGTCATTAAAAAAAGAAAATTAACACTATTTATAATAAAGGAAATTGACCCTAGAGCAATTTTATTTTTATATTAATCAGACGATCTTAGGACGTCACAAATTTTAAATGATATGAGTACATTATTTTATGAACGTACACCGTTCGACATTTTAGTTAGAAATTTTTTTCAAGACGCCGGCAACTACCTTCCGCTGGCAGAAACCAAAGTTCCTCACCCAGTAGACATATACACAAACGAAAAAGGACTCTTTTTCGAAGTGGCTTGTACAGGGATCTCAAAAGAGGATCTTAAAATCGAAACCCAAGATAATATCTTACGAATTAATTACGATAAGAGTAAAGACGCAGGATGCTGTGAAGTAAACGATTGTGATTATATTCATAAAGGTATAGCTAGACGATCTTTTAACTTAGGCTGGAAGATTGATAGTAAATTTGAACTAAGTAAGGCAGATGCTGAATTTAAAGATGGTTTACTAAAAATTGCTATTCCATTTACAAAAGGATCAGAATTAAAAACTCTGAAAATCAAATAGGTTTTAACCGCTCTAGGGTTTGATTTTCGAATTATAGTTCGTATATTAATTAATAAATAAAAAAGTTATAAATGAGTAAAACACTTATTCCACAAAATGATCGTGTAATCCTAAAGCCTATTGAGGAAGGAGAGCAAATGTACGGTAATATAGTAATTCCTGATATGGGTAAAGAAAAGCCGGAAATGGGCGAAGTAGTATCCATCGGCCCAGGTAGACAATCAGAATTCGGCCAGTTTATAAGAGTAAATGCTAAAGTAGGAGATATTGTTCTAGTACCTAAGATAGGAACTTTACGCATTGATTTTGAAGGAGACGAATTTTATATTGTACAGGACAGAGAAATATTAGCAACAGTAAAAGAAAACACAGATGGATAAAAAAATAGTATTCTCCTCAGAAGCAAGAGTAGCACTTCTAGAAGGAGTAAATAAATTAGCAGACGCAGTTGTAGCAACCCTTGGACCTGCTGGCCGTAATGCCATTATTGAACAAGATATGGGTAACCCAGTATCTACTAAAGATGGGGTAACTGTAGCAAAATCTATCGACTTAGAAGATAGAGTACAAAATATAGGAGCACAATTAGTTAAACAAGCTTCTATTAAAACTGCAGAACAGGCAGGAGATGGAACAACAACGTCTACTTTACTTGCAAGAGAAATGTATAAGCAAGGTTTAGAAGTAATGACTAAAGGAGCTAATGCCGTAGATGTTAAAAGAGGTATAGATGAAGCAGTTAAAAAAGTAGTAGAATATTTAGAAAATAGTTTATCAAAAGAAATAACGGACGAAGAACAGTTAAAACAAGTCGCCACAATTTCAGCTAATAATGACACAGAAGTAGGTGAGTTAATTTCCACAGCCATGGATAAGGTAGGCAGAGATGGAGTTGTAACTATTGAAGAGTCTAGAACAGGAGAAACATATTTGGAAACAGTAGAAGGAATGCAATTTAGCAGAGGTTATAAGTCTCCTTACTTTGTAACAGATAACAACTCTATGCAAGCTGTTCTTCGAGATCCGTTAATTTTAATCACAGATAAGAGATTAAATCAAGTAAAAGAACTACTACCTATCTTAGAAGCAGTCTCTCAGCAGAACAAATCACTCTTAGTTATAGCAGATGATATAGATGGAGAAGCATTATCTACTTTAGTAGTAAATAAGATGCGAGGAATTTTACAAGCAGTAGCAGTTAAAGCACCTGAATTTGGTGATCGTAAGAAAGGTATTTTAGAAGATATTGCTACCTTAACAGGAGGTACAGTAGTATCAACAGAAAAAGGTATGAGGTTAGATAAGTTCGATACTAACTGGTTAGGTAAAGCTAAAAAAGTAACTGTGGGTAAAGAGAATACTACTATCATCGACGCACAAGGTCCAGAAGAAGATATAGAACAGAGAGTTAATGAAATACGTAATCAGGTAGATGAAAGTAATTCTCCGTATGAGATAGAAAAGCTACAAGAAAGATTAGCTGCATTTATTGGAGGTGTAGCAATAGTTCATGTAGGAGGTCATACTGAGATTGAAATGAAAGAAAAGAAAGATAGAGTAGATGATGCACTTCATGCTACTAAAGCAGCTCTAGAAGAAGGAATTTTACCTGGAGGTGGTATTGCTTTACTAAATGCTTCTAAAATGCTAACTGGATTTATAGGAGACGTAGATAGCCAAGATCAACAAACAGGGTATGATATAGTTATACAAGCTACAGAGAAACCTTTCTACCAGATATTAGAAAATGCTGGATATAGTAATAAGCAAATAGGAGATATTGAAGAGGATGTTGTTACAAAAGAAGGAGACATCTGGTCTGGGTATAATCCAAGAGAGCAAAAAGTAGTTAATATGTTTGAATCAGGAATTATAGATCCAACTAAAGTAACCAGACTAGCATTAGAAAATGCAGCATCTGTAGCCGGAACTATGTTAATTACAGAAACAGTAATATCGAATATTAAGAAAGAAGAGAATAAAGGAATCGATCCTAGTATGATGATGTAATGAGTAAGTATAAGGAAATACATTTTAAAAACGAGTATGGATTAGAAGATACTTGGACCTATGAGGGTAGTAGGTTAATAAAAACAGAATTTAGATACCCTAGAATTATTAATAAAAAAAAGAAAATTATGAGTGCAAAACAAGATTTATTTGAACAGATAGCTGAGCAATTTACAATCCTTCAAGAGAATAACGAAGGTTCGACAAAAACTTCTCAAGCTAGAGCTAGAAAAGCAGCCGGAGAGATTAAGAAATTAATTACTCCTTATAAGAAGGCTAATATGGCAGAGGTTAAGTAAGTGAGTTAGGAGGGGGCGTTTTTCTCTTCTTGCCACGCGCGAATTTATAAGACCCTTCCTTAACCGGAGGGGTTTTTATTAAAATTTAAATCTTATTAACTTCCCCTTCTTTTTACCTTTTCTCGATATAAGGTCTAAAGTAACGCCAATCGATATACCTCCATACGTTGTAGCAAGAAGATCTCTTGTATCAAAGTAGTTACCTTTTTGCCTGCTATCAATAGTTTCTTTAATAGTTCCAAACAAAACAGCAGTAGCTACACTAGCCAGAAAAGCTTTACGGTTATCTTCTGTTTTATCTAATACGTAAGCGTAAGTGAAGCTCCCAAAAAAAGCACCAGCTAAAAAATGCTCTTGCTTATCAGGTTCAGATAATAATTGCGCGTTACTTGGTACAATAGTAAACAAAAATAAAGGAATAAGGAATAGTAGTTTCATTGTAAGTATTTTTGTATAAATATAGATTAAATTTGTTTGTATTAATTAATTTTCGTATATTTATTTATATGATGAAAGATTTTGAATTCTTTAATGATGAATGGAACGAAACCTGTATTGAAAAAAGTAACTCTATCGTATCAGGAATGGAGGGAGTCATTGAAAATTCCACAACCGCAGAAGAATAAAAAAAAGTATACGCGTAAATTTAAACACAAAAATAAAAGTTATGAGTGATTCTATTAAAAAGTATTATGAACTAGTTGAAGAAGGAGCTTTTGAAAAAGAAGTTATATTAGAAGAAAGGCCTTATATTTACGAATCTCCGGACGGAGGTAAAACTGTCTATAAAAGATTGATAGGAGAAAATCCTGCTGAACGTGAATTAGTAGATAATGAATCTGAAATATACACCTTGGAGTGGTTAGAGACTTACGCAAACCTTGCGCGACAGTATAAAGATGCATCACCTTCTCTTCTCAAAGAAATAACTAACGACGAAATTTCTGTTAAAAAAGTTTGCGATTAAATCTTTTATTCGTATATTACCGTATATGAAAGTAACTTTACCTTATAATCCTCTACATTCAGAAGAATGGTTAGATAAGTATTTTAAAAAAAACTACTATAAGAGACCTTATAATAGATTTCATTGGTGGAGGAGTTATGTCGATAAAAATAAACCTTTATCGGATAGAAGTCCTTTGAGAGATAGAATTCTTAATGGTGATTTTGATTTCGGTCCATATAAATTTGAAGCAGAAGTTGTAGAACATAGGCTCAATGAAAAGTATAAAGAGCATTTTGAAGATTTAGGAAGGTACGTAGAAGAGACTTCTTTAGATAGAGCTCGAAGAAAAAGGCTACTTGAAGATTATGAAGCAGATGAAAATAGGAAATTAGAATCTCTAGCAAAATCATTCAGTGAACTTATTGGAATAACAAAAGATAAAGTATTTGATGAATTAGTTGAATACAGTGATACGTTAATAGAATTTTACTATCACATTACAGAAAAATACCCTCGAAAGAATGGTATTGCATATTTATAATTAAATAATAACTTAAAAAACAGACATGAACACTATTTTAATTATTTTAGGACTCTTAGTTGTAGCAGCAGGAGTTTATTATTTCGGTTTTTATACCAAAGGAAAAATTAACGACCGAGACGGAGATTATATCCCAGATGAAGTAGAGGATACTATCGAAGATGTAAAAGAGAAAGTTGAAGACATCCAAGAAGATGTTGAAGAAACTGTAAAAGAAGTAAAGCGTAGAGCTAAGCGAGTAAAACAAGAAGTTAAAGACGTAGTCGTAGCTGCAAAAGAAGTAGTTGATCAAGCTGGAGATGTTGCAGCAGCTGCTAAAGGTAAGCCAAGACGTGGTCGCAAACCAAGAAGAAGTAGTAAGAAAAAATAATGCAGCAACCACAAATTAATTTTGATATATCTCAAACTCAAGGAGTAGTTTGTGAAGAATGTAACCACGTTCATTTTCAACAAGTACTAGTTATAAGAAAAGCTTCAGGTTTGCTTACTGGAACAGGAAAACCTACTTATGTGCCAATTCCAGTCTTTGCTTGTAATAAATGTGGGCATGTTAATTCTGAGTTTTTACCTAAGGAGGTTAAGGATTTAGATTAACACATATTATTTTTATACACATAAGTAAGGAGGCAATTAGCCTCCTGCTTTTTGTCCCTATTTATAATAAGGAATTCCTTAAATCCGACGGATAGTTATATATTGTTTAACTAATACATTTAATTATGGATTTATTGAAGAAAATAGGTTCTTGGGCTGACGCCCTTACGCAAATTGGAATAAGCTTAATTGCTTTTGGAGTAGTACTTGAAGTACTATTTGGAGGAGTAGAAATTCCATTCTTACCAAATATCTCAGTAGTAGGAAATATCATGGAGATATTAGGTTCGCTAAGTGCGGAAGGCTTATTAGGACTTGTAGGTGCATTTATACTGTACCACATTCTTAAGAAGAAAGGTTAATTTAATCAGTAATATAGAGAGGGCGAAAGCCCTCTTTTTATTTTTTAACTTAATACTTATAGTATGGAATCAATTAAAATTAATAAAGAGGCATTAGCAATATTTAAAGAAATACATTCAATAAAAAAACCTAAGGAAATTAACCCACTACTTAATAAGGCAGTGAAAATAATAGAAGAACAATTATTTAGTTTAGAAATAAGATTGACTCAATTAAAAGAAGAAAATAAAAGATTAGGTAGGCTGTAAAACTTATAATAAGAAATGCAGTTTACACACTATTTATATTTAAACAAAAGTTTAGTTTACAAAAAAATTAAGAATAACATGAAAAAATTATTACTTTGGTTATGCTTTATGCTTCCTTTTTTGAACATAGCCCAAGAAACAGCACCCGTAACCTTTAGATTCGATGTTAATTCCATAATCGAAAGTATCCCCAACCCAGAACAAGCCAATGTGTATATCCAAACCAGTGTTACTGGATGGAGTGATATACCAATGGAAGATGTTGGAGGTAATGGGATTTACAGAAAAAATATTAATATAGGTCACCCAACAGATGAAAATGTAGAGGTATTTTATAGATTTAAGATAACATCTTTTGGTAATAATGGACTACCCTGGACACCATGGGAAGGAGGAAATAACTCTAATTTAGGAGACTGTGCTTTTCCCGCAGTTAGTATCGGCCTTTCAGGGGGAATGGTAAGAGATGTAATAGTACCACAAGAATTAATAGATAACGGTACTTACGTAAATCCTTCAGGAGAATATAAATTAACTCATTGTTTTAATGTATGTGGTAATGAACCTTGTCCACCAGAACCTTGTGTGGACGGTTTAATATCATCAAATGCTTATCAACAATGTGTAGAGAATACTCAAGCTTTAATAGTTTTTGAATGGGAGACAGAATGTCAAGTAGAGTCTGTATCCTACTCTAATGTAGAAGGAGCAGGACCTTTTATTTATACTGTTAATCCTGATGCAACTAACTTTGGAGTTTATGCTGGTAATGGACAGATGCCCCCTAATTGGAGTGTAGAACATCAGTTAGTTGTTAACTTTGCAGATGGTACATCATCTGATCCTATTTTATATACCCCAACCCCTTGTATACCAGGCTGTACAGATCCTAATTCAGATGCTTATAACCCATGGGCAACAGTAGACGATGGTTCTTGTTCTGGAACAAATTGCGACCCAGATACTGAACACCAAATAACAATGCAGATTACATTAGATGACTGGCCTAATGAAACTTCATGGACAATGAATAGTGGAGGTATTATAGGAGCAGTTACAAATGGAACATATAATTTTAATGATATAGGAAAAACATTTACCTATAATTTCTGTATAGATAAAAATGTAGGATTTGAATTTATTATTAACGATACTTACGGAGACGGTATAGCAGGTTCTACCTCAGGTGGAACTATAGATGGCTCAGTAAAAATATATGACTGTAATGGCGATATTATTTGGGAACTACCAGATCCTAATTTTGGAGAAGTAGCTTATTCAGGTCAACAGTTTGGAGTTGACTGTGAAGGTACAGAAGAAATTTATGGTTGTACAGATCCAGCTTATCAGTCATATAATCCAGATGCTACTATAGATGATGGTTCTTGTTCTGAATTACATATAGTAGGATGTATGGATGAGGATTCAATTAACTACAATCCAGATGCTACAAAACAAGAATTAGTTCCTGTTTGTGAATATAACTTAGTAGTAAGAGATGCAGCATCAGATGGATGGGGGAATTCTTTTATAGGAGTTGCTCAAGGAGGAGTTAGTTTAGGAACTTATACTTTAGGGCCTGGAATAGAAGAACAGATTTGGCCACTAAGCTTAAATTCAGATGAAGAAGTAGTAGTATATTACTTCGAAGTAGGTAATCCTCAAACTACCCCAGAAGAATTAAATTTCCAAACTTTACAAAATTCATTCCTTATAGTAGATTCAGATGAACAAGTACTACTAGATGGTGGTACTAATCCATTCGAAAATAACGGTCAAGGAGCATTACAAAACTTTGAAGCACCATTCTTTGAAAACTATTCAGCTTTACCATTCTGCGGTACAGTTTGTATTCCAATAGTAGAAGGGTGTATGGATGAAACTTCGTTAAATTACAACCCTGAAGCTAATGTAGATGATGGTAGCTGTATTCCTTATATTGAAGGATGTATGAACCCATTAGCATTTAACTACAACCCAGATGCTACAGTAGATGATGGTTCTTGTGTTGAAGTAATTGTAGGATGTATGGACCCAGATTCATTTAACTACAACCCAGAAGCTAACACCCCAGGTGACTGTATTCCAGTTATAGAAGGATGTATGGATCCAACATCATTTAACTATAATGAAAACGCAAATGTAGATGATGGTTCATGTATACCTGTAATAGAAGGGTGTATGGATGTAAATTCAATTAATTATAATCCTGATGCTAATACTGATGATGGAAGTTGTATTCCAATTGTAGAAGGTTGTACAGATCCTGACTCATTTAACTACAATCCAGATGCTAATGTAGATGATGGTTCTTGTATACCTGTAGTCTTCGGATGTACAGATCCAGATGCATTTAACTACAATCCAGATGCTAATACAGATAATGGAACTTGTGAACCAGTAGTCTTTGGATGTACAGATCCAGATGCATTTAACTACAATCCAAATGCTAATACAGATAACGGTACATGCATTCCGGTAATACTTGGATGTACTGACAATACAGCATTTAACTACAATCCAGATGCTAATACAGATGATGGTTCTTGTATACCTATTTTAGCAGGCTGTACAGATCCAGATGCATTTAATTATAATCCATTAGCAAATACTGACGATGGTTCTTGTGTTCCTGTAATTTTAGGATGTACAGATAATACAGCATTAAACTATAATCCAGACGCTAACGTAGATGATGGAAGCTGTGTTCCTATTCTATACGGATGTATGGACCCAGATTCATTTAACTATAATCCACTTGCAACTGTAGACGATGGTAGCTGTATTCCTATAGTAACAGGTTGTACAGACCCAGATGCATTAAATTATAATCCTGATGCTAACACAGAAGATTTTAGTTGTATAGAAAAAGTTTACGGATGTATGGATCCTAACTCGATAAATTATGATCCTGAAGCTAATATAGATAACGGTAGTTGTATAACAGCTGTCGTAGGATGTATGGATCCAGAATCATATAATTTTAATCCAGAAGCTAACGTTTCAGATCCGGATGCTTGTTTATATGATGCAGGTTGTATAGACGGTCCTGGTAATCCATACTGGTTAAATAATAACTGTTATGCTTGGGTAATTGATGTCGATCAGTATTGCTGTGATAATGAATTTGACTCTATATGTCAAGACATGTATAACTATTGTGAAAATGGATTTCCTGAAGGATTTGATCTAAATTCAATACAGTCGTTATTTTCTAGATTTACTTCTATAGTTGTTTACCCTAATCCATCTAAAGGAGTATTGAATATAACATCTGACATCGAAGGAATAACTTATGAAGTAAGAGATATACTAGGTAAGCTTATCATACCAGAGACACTAGGATCTGAAGTAGACCTATCAGCTGCAAAATCAGGAGTGTATTTTCTTCAGATAAAAAATGGTACACAAACTTATAATAAAAGAATAATTATAGAATAAAATGAGAAAATTATTAATATTACTTTTAGTAATCCCGTTTTTAGGTTTTAGTCAAAACTCTGAATCTAAATTTAAGAAAGAATTAAAGAAAACCCTTAAATTTTCAACTATATTTGCTGCAATTAATGGAGGTACTTCATTAGCAGATAAAAATACCTACTCAGTAAATACAGGTACTTTAATACCAGGGGTAATTGAAACACCATTTGATTATTCTCTATCTCTAGGTATTAGAAAAATAGCTAGATTTCAATATGAAAATAGAGAAAATGTATTTTATAACGGTACAGAAGAATCTTATTCAGATAATGCTACGTTAGGTAGGATAAAAGGATTTGAATTCTTATTCGAAGCTGATTACAGAAGAATTCAAGGTATTAAATATTTAGATCAACATCATTTCTTGAGATATGTAGCCGACGATTGGGTTGCTAAAGTAGAGTACTTAGTAGGAGGTTTTATTGATATAGAATATTTTCAAGCTTCTCAAAGATATAAGAAGAACATTACTAAAGAGTTTTCTGTTAACGTAGGAGCAGCACAAAGGTTAGCTCAACCTTACGGATATGATCCTCTACAAGAGTGGATGTTAAGTAATGGTAATTTACATTATACATGGCTTGCTATTCAAGAAGGATATGAAGTTCAATTTGATGGAACAGGAGGAGAAACCTATTTAGACCCTTCAGGTAATGTTGTAGCAACAAGTACTGAAGTATGGGAGGAAGTAGTTATTCCTCAAGTATTAGTTAACTATGTAGATAAGAAAACAGATGCTGCTCCATTGAGATTAGAGTACTCTTTAATATTTGGATTTGATTATTATAAGTATACGAAGAACTTTTGGCTTCATGCTTGGGGGAATGTAATGCCTTATCATATACAGACAGGTGATCAATTTTCTTTTCATAACTATAATGGAGGACAGTGGATAGACTACTCAGGCGGTTTAATATTCGGCTATAAATTAACAAAATCTTTAGGATTGTTTGCTGAAGGAACGTATAATCAATATTGGAATAGAAACTGGCATAATTTTTCAATGGGTGTAAATTATATTATATTTTAAAAAATGGCAAAAGAATTAAGCGAAAATACTAGTTTTCAAATAAGCATACAAACATTAATAGGTATTGCATTCGGTATAGCTACAGTAGTAGGTATGTGGTTTGCTCTTCAAGCAGATATAGAAGAAGCAAAAGAGCTGCCAGTTGCTCCACCACCAGATGTTACAAGGATGGAATATGATATGAAAGATCAATTGATTCGTCAAACAATTATGTCCACGCAAGAAGATGTGCAGGAGTTGAAAGAAGACATGAAACGTATTGAAGATAAGATTGATAAATTAAGATAATTTATTATGAAAAAATTTATACTCGGTAGTTTACTTTTACTAACCTCACATTTAATGTTTGGTCAAGTAGGAGTAAAATACTTTAATGCAGGATGGAATAAAGCAAACGACATAGAATGGGTAAGTAAATTATCTGACTGTGAATTAGAAAGATTTGATATAGGAGCTGACCCATCTCTTGCAGCAAAATATAAAGTAGTAGTAGTACCTACTGTAATTATTTTTCAAGATGGAGAAGAAGCAGAAAGATTTCAAGCAGACATTAGTTTTAAAATGGCTGCTACTAAAGAAGATGTACAAGATTATATTGATGAACTTATAATGAGTGCATTTTAATATAGTTATAAAAAAATAAGTTACTAATTAATACGTTATATTATGATAAACTATTTAAAACGTAAATGGATGGCATTTAAAAATTTATTTGATGATGATAATAACATCAACGAAAAATCCGTAGTAGGGTTTTTAGCATTTACCGTAATGGTAATATTTGCTGTAGCAGACTTAGTAACTGGGTATATTGGAAAAGATTTAGTTATCAATGAATTTATATATGATTCTTTCGTATGGATTGTATTAGGAGCATTTGGAATTGCAGAAGTAGGTAAGATATTTGGAAAAAAAGAATAAAATGAAAAAGAAGATCACAGTACTAGCTTTAGCAAGTGTACTTACATTTAGCTGCGGAGCTTCTAAACCTTCTTGGGAAAGAAAAGATAGAACTGAAGTAAATAAAAACGACCACGCAATAATGGGAGTACTCCTCTCAGGATTAATTTTATTTTCTTTACATACTTTTACAACCAGGTAGAATAAATATGGCAGACACAGTAGCTTGTATGATTGCAATAAACGACGTTAAGTCTTCAGTTCAAGGTAACGACCCAAGAACTTGGATGAAAGCATGTGCAATAGAAACTTTACTGAAAGGTAAAAGCGGTAAGCACTTTAAAAATTGCTTAATAGGTAAAATAGAATCTACAAAAGAGCATATCGAAAACCCAGAAGGATATGCAGAAGAATTGTTTAATAAGATAAAAAATAAATGTAGTTAATTATGAGTTGTTATACTAGAGAAGAGATAGAAGAAGTAATGAAAGCTAAAGGCTATAAATACTTTACAGGAGGAGACTATGATGTTAATATAGTAGGAGTTAGAAATTCAGGTACTAAAGGAAGAGTTACAAATGCCTTTGATGACTGTATTACCGTATCATATAAAGTAGAAGGGGAATGGAAATTCCATTGCTTTAAAGCTACAACTGATCCCGGTTCTCACTGGGAGCAAAACCTTTTAAACGAAAAAGGAGTAGCAATTCTTAAACCAGGTCAGTATAGAGGTTCTCATAAGCTCAGGCTACATCAAGGGAAGTACTTAGCTTTAGGACAAAAATCCCCAGTTAAAGTATACAGAGATAATAATAGAGATGGTAAATACGACCTCTTAGAAGAGAATGTTGATGAAGGAATTTTTGGAATTAACATTCATAGAGCTACAGGACGTTCTGGAGGTAAATCCATAAGAGTAGATAAATGGTCAGCTGGATGTCAAGTTATTGCTTCTAATGATGATTGGCATGAATTTTTAGATATATGTCAAACTGCAAGAGAAATTTGGGGTAATTCATTTACATATACGCTTATAGAAAGCAAAGATATTTCATAAGAGTTGCTTTTTTAAAGTATTTTTCTTAAATTATAGTTATGGCAGATAAAACTGAAGATAGAAAAGATTCTCAAGTTGTAGTCGTTCAGGCTAGAGGAGGAAAAGGTTTACAAGGGTATTTACTTTTTGCTATACTAGGAGGCTTTGTAGCCTGGATGGTATGGGGACAGTCGAAAATAGATGTAGATGTTAAAGCTTATCAAGATAAAATAGATAAGTTAGAGCAAAAAGTTGATTCATTGCATACTAAGAATAACCACTTGGAGGAAGAATCAGATTCTTTAGTAGCTAAAATTACAAGCTATACTAATAGAATAAATAATTTAAATTATAGAATTAATGTTATTAGAAAAGAAACTAAAGCAAAATTGGATGCTGTCAACAGTTATTCTTCTGATGAGTTACAACAGTTTTTCACAGACCGTTACGGATTCGACAAAGATAGTATTAACTAAACCAGTCGCTAAGTTAGTAATAAAAGATATAGTTGTAGGTGATCAATTAAAAATACAACTTAAAACAATAGAAGAGATTTTAAAACAGACCAACGGTAAACTAGAAACTCAATCTATACTGGTTACTAATTTAGAAAGTCAAGTTTTAAATTATAAAAGTATTATAGGAGAACTTAACTCTAAAAGTACAATTCAATCTCAACTTTCAAAAGATTTAGAAAAAGCCCTTAAAGCTCAGAAAAGAAGAACATTCCTTTATAAAGTAGGCACAATAGCAGGAGGAGTAGCAACACTTCTTCTTTTGGTACAGAAATGAAAAATTTAAAAAAAGGAATATTACCATTTTTAATAGCAACTTCTGCCCTGTCAGTATCTGCTTCGGCCGCTTTCTATTCAGTTAGCGGTCTTAGTAAGTTATTTGCTGGAGCATCTTTTGAAGTTATAATAATGGCCGGCTCTCTAGAAGTGGCTAAGTTAGTTATAGCGTCTCTCTTATATCAATATTGGGGTACATTAAACAAGCTACTTAGAACATATTTAGTAGTGGCAGCAACAGTATTGGTATTAATTACTTCTATGGGTATTTATGGTTTTTTATCTGCCGCCTATCAAGAAACGTACTCTAAATTATCAGTAGTAGAAAATAAAAAAGGTTTTATTCAAAAGAAAATTGAATTTTATCAAAATGATGTAAATCGATATGATACGGAAATTGAAAGAATATCTAATAACATTAGTACTTTATCTAATGCAAAAACTTCGTCCATCCAAGTACGAGACACCTCGGTGGCTGGGGGCGTTAGAACAACAATCTCCACAACTGAGCTTAGAATGGCGCAGAGTCGTATTAACATTGAGGAGGAGAATCGCAAACTGGCACAAGAAAAACGAACAATAGCATCAGATAGTCTACAGAAGTTTCAATTACAAGTACTAGAATTAGATAATAATGCAGAAATAGCCGGAGAGTTAGGACCTTTACAGTATCTCTCAGGACTTACAGGTACACCTATGGATAAAATTATTAATATTCTACTCCTTATAATAATATTTGTATTCGATCCTTTAGCAATATCATTAGTAGTCGCTGCTAACTTTGCTTTTGATAAAGCATATCCTAAGAAATTAAAAAATCTCTACGGTGAAGAAGAACATCCTGGAGACTTTGACGTTATAGCCAACTCTAAAAAATACTTTCCGGATAAAAAAAAAGCAAAAGGTTCAATCCCTAACGGATTAAAATTTAATAAAGAGTACACTCAAGAAGAAGTATCAAATGCATTTAAAGAAATGGACGAAAAAAGAATGGATATTATAGGGCAAAATGGTAATGATGGATTACACTATGGAGAAGAATTCGATGAGGACCATGCTTTAGATATGGTACTTAATGATATGGTTAAAGACATGGAAGTAGTAGATGAAGAAGAGATCAAAAAAGAATTACAAAGAAAGATAAAATCTGTTCAGTCTATAAATAACTCTACCTGGAGAATTGTGTACAATGATAACTCTATTGAGTTCGTTGAGAAATAATATTTTTTAATATAGTTTGTACTTAAGTAATTATTTCGTATATTATAAGAATAAAAGAAGTATATATGAGTAAACTTATAGACATGCTGGAAAAGACAGCAGAAGCAGATAAAGCAAAAGCTTTACTTTCCTTAGATTTATTAAATAACAAAGCAGTAGGAATTGGAGATCATTCTACTTTAGATTTTTATAAGAACGCTGAAGAAGCATTAGCTATGTTAGTAGATGCTGACGATAGGTTAACTGCTTTAGATAAGTACTTTTCTAATAATAAGCAAACTCTAAACGGATAAATGAAATTGCCAATTATAAAAAGTATAGCTACTGACTATACTCTCGCAGAAGCTGATCTCTACGCAGCAGTAAAAGTACTAGAAACAATAGGAGAAGCAAGAGGGGTATCCGAAGAAGAACTAGATGTTATAGGAGAGCTTATATCTAATATAGAAGGAGCAAAAGTTGTAGTAGATCAAAACAGAAACTACAATATTCCTGTTAAAGACGCATTAAATAAGTTTATGAAAAGAGTTATTAATTCAATTAATTAAATAGTTATATGAGCGACAGAGAAATAATGAACGCTAAAAAAGGAGAACCAATTTCTGCTGGTTGTGATGTTGGCCAGTACCTTAACGAGGATACACAGAGCAAATCACCTGAAAAAGAAAAAAAAGCAAGTGAAATACTTAAAGAAGAATATCCTACTATTTACGATGGTTATATGTCTATCATGGAAGAGCAGTTGGAGTTATTTAGTAAAAAACATTTGGACTACGGTATGCATAATATTACTGCTGGTACTAGCCTTGCTAATGAAGATGAAAGGTCTTTCGCTCTCACAGGCCTATGGTATAGAATAAGTGATAAAGTTAATCGCTGGAAAAATATGATTATTACTGGCCGTAAAGCTCAAAACGAAACTTTAATAGATACGTATCAAGATCTTACTAACTACGGAATTATAGCTCAGTTAGTCGAAAGAGGTATGTGGAAAAATGATTAACACATGCCAAAAAAGCTACCAAAAATAGTCAAGGAAGTTTGGGAGAGTAAAATCAAACAATCTCCTAAGACTAATAAACATATATCATACAGTCAACTTTCAAGCTTTGCTACTTGTGAAAAGCAATGGTATTTGACGTATGTTAAGAGATTAGCTCCATACCAGCCTTCTATACATGCAGTATTTGGAACTGCTATGCATGAAACTATTCAATCTTGGTTAGAGGTACTGTACCACGATAAAGTAAAAACTGCTAACGAAATGGACTTAGATGCTTTATTATATGAAAATATGATAAAAGCTTATAAAGGGCAGAAAGCTCAAAACGCTCATGAGCATTTTACTGATCAAAAAGAAATGAATATGTTCTATCTCGATGGTAAACATATTCTTAATTTTTTAAAGAAAAAGAGAGGTGGATACTTTAGTACTAAGGGAGTATATTTAGCAGGGATAGAGACACTCCTGTACCAAGAGTTACGCCCTGGAGTAGTATTTAAAGGCCTTATCGACTTAGTATTCTACGATGAAAGAGTAGATGAATGGACAATCATGGATATTAAAACATCTACATCAGGATGGAATAAGTTTGCTAAAAATGACGATAAAAGAAAATCACAGATTTTACTATATAAAGAATTTTTCTCAAGGCAATTTAGCATTCCTATAGAAAAAATAAACGTTGAATACTTTATAGTAAAGAGAAAAGTACCTGTAGAAGCTGAATTTGCATCAATGCAAAAAAGAGTTCAAGAGTTTAGACCTACTGATGGTCCCCGTAAAATGAAACAAGCTGTTGATCTTATGGAAAATTTTGTACATAAAGCAGTTGATATAGAAGGTAATTACATTGATAAAGACTATCCAACTAGTCCATCTAGAGATGCATGTAGATTTTGTGCGATTAAGGAAATGAGACTCTGTCCTGATGCAGTTTTTTAAAAAAGGTATATATTTATATATGTAGATAAAAGTTAAAAGTTATGAGAAATAAAGACAAAAAACTAACATCCGTTAGATTAGATCCAGATCTTTATGATGAATTTAAATTCCAGTGCTTGAAAGATAATTTTTCCTTTCAAAAGCTTGCCTCTCGAGCAATTTATCTTTATCTTAATGATAAGGACTTTAAAAATAAGTTACAAAAACAACTATTAAAATAAATAAGTTACATGAAAAATAAGTTTCGTTACCTAAAGCAAGAAGATCGTAAAAAAATCTTACTTCTCTGTGATGATATTAGAATGAATTCCGGTATAGGGAATATGGCAAAAGAAATAGTTTTAGGTTCAGCTCACCATTTTAATTGGGTTAATTTAGGAGCAGCATTAAAACATCCTGATGAAGGTAAAGCATTTGACTTATCAGCGCAAGTTAACCAAGAGGTGGAAATAGAGGATGCTTATGTAAGATTAATTCCTTCAACAGGTTATGGAGACCCTAAAAAAGTAAGGGAGGTAATAGCAGTTGAAAACCCTGATGCTATTTTAATATTTACTGATCCTAGATATTGGACTTGGTTATTTGAAATGGAAAGAGAAATAAGATCTAAAATTCCAATTTTTTGGCTAAACATATGGGATGACTATCCAGCTCCTCTTTATAATAAGCCGTACTACGAATCTGTAGATGTTTTGATGGCTATTTCTAAACAGACGAAAAATATAAATGAAATAGTATTAGGAGATAAAGCAAAGGAAAAGATTATTGAGTATGTTCCACACGGTATAAATACTAAACATTTCTTTCCTATTGAGGAAGGTACTGAGAATTACGATAAACTAGTAGACTTTAAAAAAGCAGTTTTAAATAATAAGGATATAGAGTTTGTTTTATTTTACAATTCTAGAAATATTCGTAGAAAAAGCACAGCAGATACTATATTGGCTTACAGGTTATTCTGTGATAGGATAGGTAAAGAAAAAGCAAAAAAATGTGCTTTCATCCTACATACAACTCCTAAAGATCAACATGGTACAGATTTGAAAGCTGTCAGAGAAGCATTCTGTGACCCAAGTTACGTTAATGTATTCTTCTCTTCAGATAAATTATCAGTAGCGCAACTAAATCTACTGTATAATATGGCAGATGCCACTATTCTTCTTTCTTCTAATGAAGGTTGGGGATTATCCCTTACAGAATCGTTAGTGACTGCTACCCCTATAATAGCTAATGTTACAGGTGGAATGCAAGATCAAATGAGATTTGAATCCGACGGTAAATGGATAGATTTTACTCCTGATTTTCCTTCTAACCATAGAGGTACGATTAAAAAATGCGGAGAATGGGCTACCCCTATCTTTCCTTCCAACACATCAATAGTAGGTTCTTTACCAACTCCTTATATATTCGATGATAGATGTTCACCTGAAGATGCCGCCGCAGCAATAGAAAAAGTCTATAACTTATCAGACGAAGAGAGACGTACTGCAGGAAAAGCTGGATATAAATGGGCATTAGGAGACGAAGCTAGGCTTACAGCAGAGGGTATGAGTAATAGAGTTATAGAGGTATTAGATAAAGGGTTTAATGAATTTACTCCAAGAAAGTCATTTGATTTTCATTTAATAAAAGATATAGAAGCAAATTATATAGAACATAAATTAACAGGTTATTAAGATGAGCAAACCAAGTATAGTTGTAAGCTGCCCAGTAGATACATATAGCGGGTACGGAGCAAGAGCAAGAGATTTTGTTAAAGCATTAATAGATATAGATGAGTACGATGTTAAGATATTAGCTCAAAGATGGGGCGAAACCAGATGGGGATATTTAGCCGACCATAAAGATACTGTACTGACACCTAGAATAATTAACCAATTAACGAAACAACCAGATGTATGGATTCAAATATCAATTCCTAATGAATTCCAAAAGGTAGGTAAGTATAATATAGGAGTTACAGCAGGTATAGAAACTACCTTATGTGATCCTTCTTGGATTAAAGGAGCAAACAATATGGACTTAATACTAGCTTCATCTAACCATTCTGTAGAATCTTTCAAAAGAAGTAAGTACGATATTAAAGATGATAGAACTGGTCAGATAAAAGACCAACTAGAATTAACTACTAAGATAGAGGTACTATTTGAAGGAGCAGACTTATCTAAATACTTCCCAATTTCAAAATCTAGAAGTTTAACCGATATAGAAAAGAGGTTAGATACGATACCTGAATCATTTTGTTTCCTAACTACAGGACACTGGATGCAAGGAGAATTTGGAGAAGATAGGAAGAACTTAGGAGTCACTATCAAATCGTTTTTAGAAACATTTAAAAACAAAAAAAATAAACCTGCATTAATAATGAAATGTCATAGTATGACTACTTCTATAATGGATAGGGAAAGAATATTAGAACGTATAGATTCTATAAGAAGCACAGTCAAAGGAAGCCTTCCTAATATATACCTCCTACACGGAGAAGTATCTGATACTGAAATGAATTTGCTTTACAACCACCCTAAAGTAAAAGCATTTGTTTCCCTACCGAAAGGAGAAGGATTTGGAAGACCGTTTCTAGAGTTTAGTTTAGTAAATAAGCCAATAATTGCTTCTTTCTGGTCAGGTCAAAAAGACTTTCTTAACGTAGATTTCACTAAATTTATCAGCGGTCAACTTAAACCAGTTCACTCTTCAGCAGTAGTTAAGAATATTATACTAAAAGAATCTGAATGGTTTACTCCTGATCCTATAGAGATAGGAAAAGCATATAAAGAAGTATATAAGAATTATAAAAAGTGGGCCAGTAAAGCTAAGAGACAGGGACATAAGAATAGAGCTGAGTTTAGTTTTGACGCAATGACAGAAGTCTTAAAAGAGTTACTAAAAAATAATTTACCAGAATTTCCTAAGCAGGTAGAATTAACTTTACCTAAACTAGAGCTACCTAAATTAAAGATGATATGATAAGAACAGACGGAGATAGAGAATTATTAGATGATCCAAATTTATCTATTATTAAAAACCATCAGGCAAAGTATGGGGGTTTAGGTATTGGAGTAGAAGAATGGGATGTAGAAAAAGATAGTAGGGTATTAGAGTCTTCCTGGGTTGCCAGGTATAACCATGAAGCTAATATACTGTGTAATATAATTAAAGACAATAATATTTCTAAGGTATTAGAACTAGGTAGCGGCCCAGGAAGATTAGCAGATACTATCCAAAAAGGATTAGATTCAGAGATTATTTACGACTTAGTAGATAAACCAAACGCTAAATTACAAAATGATAAATTTAATTATAAATGTAATAAATTCTTTGTTAAAGATCTTAACAATGGATTTGACACTAGCGGTTTAGAAGATGAATATGATCTTATTATTGCTAATGACTTTTTAGAACATATTGCTAATGTAACAGACTGTTTAGTAAGCTGTTACAATAAAGGCTCAGACAACAGTAAGTTATTCATAAGTGTTCCAAACTGGCGTATGGGTCATTCATTTCAATATAGGGGATTATTTGATTATGATAATTGGGTTTATACTATGGAGGTACATGGTTGGAAAGTAGAAGGAGTATATAATTCTAATTTAGCATGTAAGTATGCTGATAAATTATCATCAGAGAGTTCTATGCCTGATCAATTAATACAGTCATGGAATTGGTATTTTCTAGCATCTAAAAAAATATAGTAATAAAAATTAAATAAGTTATAGTATGAATAAAGATAAATTAGTAGAAGGTCCTTTTGGCAGTAATGCATGTTATGAACAGACTTTTGATAATAATGGTGAATCTGTAACAACATGGCTATGTTTTGGTAGCGGTTTTACTACATCCACTTTAATGACTAAAAATAGCCCTACAGTAGAGAACGCTATTAAAACTTCCCCAGAACTCTACAAAGACCTAATGTTTGAAGATACAAACGGAAGAGTATGGTTACCAGCTACAATTACACTTCCAGAAAAAGGTATGGTATTTATTGACGGTACCTCAAAAGAGAATTGGAAGTGGGCTGGTGTAAAAGCTATACCTATATCTGAACAAGATAAGAAAGTAGATGAAAATCAGACTCATAAAATGGATATGAAAAACTTAAAACATTTTGAGCAGAAAGATTTTATGGAAGCTGCAGATTTTATAGGAATGTTTAGTTTAGTATAAATATATTTCGTATATTATTAGTATGAAAATAAGTTATGCAATAACAGTTTGTAACGAATACGAAGAGATTCAAAAGTTAATATCTACTCTGATGTTAAATACAAATGAGGAAGATGAGGTAATAGTCCTATTTGATAAAAAAGCTGGAACAGCAGAAGTATGGGAATACTTAGTAGGACTTCAAAGCCAAGACTTAATTAAAGCATACCCTAAAACTTTTAAAGGGCACTTCGCAGATTGGAAAAACCATCTTTCAAGTTTATGCTCTGGAGATTTTATATTTCAAATTGATGCTGATGAATACCCTAGTGAGGAGTTACTAAAAACACTTCCATTTTTACTTGAGATGAATAAAGATGTCGATGTAATATTAGTTCCGAGAGTAAATACGGTAGAGGGTTTAACTCAAGATCATATTGCTAAATGGAGATGGAGTGTTAACGAAAAAAATTGGGTAAATTGGCCTGACTATCAGTGGAGAATATATAAAAACTTAGATAAAATTAAATGGATTAATAAAGTTCATGAACGTTTAGACGGATTCGATCAATATGCTACACTGCCTATGGAAGAAGGTTTTGCTCTCTACCACCATAAAGGTATCGAGAGGCAAGAAAAGCAAAATAATTTCTACGATACATTGTAGTAATAGTTATAAATAAAAATTAAATAATTTTATAGATGAGTAAAGATTTAGTAGTATATATTGCACATATAGATGATTTTGAGTGTGCAGTCTACGGGTACGTTTTAAATCACTATAAGAAGTATAATAAAGTTAAAATTATTACTGCTACAACATGGCCAGCTAAAGTTAAAGTATGGGAAAAGAATAAAAGTGAATTTCCTGAAGAGCTTCAAGATAAGTTAGTAGATATTAACTTAGGGTATGAAGCAAGAACTTTGTGGAAAAATCTAGACGATATGAAAGATGACTTTTATAAGTTGATGGACTTTTCTTCTAGGTTTGACCTGATATCTCACGATTCAGCAGACTGTCATACAGATCATACAGCTTGTTTCGCTGTAGCTAAAGGAATGTACAAGTACTGTAACAGGTTTATAACTATATATTCTCCTTCTTCTGCTGGATTAAACCCTAATTTCTTCGTAGGTATGACTGAAGAACAGTATAGTATTAAAAAGAAAGCATTAGATAGGTACGATATTCAAAAAGAACAATCGTATACAAAGTTAGGGTACTATTTACAAAGTGAGGAACATTATAACATAGGAAGAGCTCATGTATTAGAAAATTACGTATTTGACGACTATCCGTATTATGAAGTTTATAAGATACTAAAATGGTTATAAGTATTCATCAACCAGAGCATTTTCCCTATATGGGATACTTTCAAAAAATGGCTGAAGCAGATATGTTTGTCATTTTAGATAATGTTAATTACAGGAAAAACTACTACCAGAATAGAAATAGGTTTTTAAATACTAATGGAGTTGAAGAATGGTTTTCTATACCAGTAGAGAAAGATGCTACTAAAAAGTGGATCAAAGATGTAGCAGTTAACAACAGCCAAAATTGGCGCAAAAAACTACTAACTAAATTAAATCAAAATTTTAAATTAGATTTAGAATATGTATACGATTCTTCTAATTTATTAGAAATAAATACTAGAAGTATAGAGTGGGGTAGAGATAAACTAGGAATAAAAGTTCCTATAGTAAATGCTTCAGACCTAGGTGTATCTGGAAATAAAAGTGAGTTACTAGCTAATATATGTAATAAGTTAAACGCTACTAAATACATATCAGGCCCAAGCGGAAAAGACTACCTAGACTTAAGTTACTTTAATGGAATAGAAGTTGAGTTTTTTTCACCAAAAGTTGATAATTACTTTAGCAGTTTATATAATTTAAGTTAATGGATATACGTTACGCAACATCAGAAATGGAATTTGCAGGTAAACTACCTGATAACTATCCATACATGAGAGTATTAGAAACACAGTTACGTTTTTTAGATTTAGATCATATTCCACTATTTCATATTCTTCAATCAGACACTAAATACGAAGGAGGTATTATGTTTAATATAGGTAAAGGAGGATTAGATAAAGCTTATATCAATATCCTTTACAGTAAATTTAATAATGTAGTAGAGCAACTTAAATCTAAATTTAGTAAAGTATACATTTATCAAGATGGAGAAATAGGTTGGTGGAATCAAACAGATGTTAAATTGCAAGTATGGTGGTATAATCAACTATCCTCATCAGACGGTATACTAGTTCCAAATTCTACAGATGTCTGTTTTTATAGAGGCATCTTTAAAGACATACCAGTACGTGTTATAAGAAGTGTAATGACTGATGTAGGTTTAGATAATACAAAATTTAAAGAGAAATCAGGTAGAACAATTATTACAGGGCCTTTAACAAGAGAGTATAACGGATTAGTACAGGTTTTATTAGCACATAATTATGGACTTCCTATTGATATTCCTCCTATGGGACAGAGCAGAATGCCAAAAGATTCGTGGGAGATGGCTAATAACATCGGGGTTAGGTACCTTCCTTATATGTCATGGATAGAATGGATGTATAATCTCAATCAATATGAACTAGGGTATATGATGTCTACCGCAACAGCTTCTGGATCTTTTGCTTTGAATTGTGCATACTTAGGCATCCCGTGCATAGGAGATAAAAGAGCAGATACACAATCAATGCTTTTTCCTGACTTAGCAGTGAATAGTCTAGATACTCAAACAGCATTAGAGTTAACCCTTAAACTTAAAAAGGATAAAGAATTTTACAACTCAGTTATTAAGAAAGCTAAGTTGGTACTAAAAGAAGAATTTAATAAAAGTAAAATGTTAAAAGTATTGTATGAAAATAATTAGTAGTGAAGATATCTTTTCGTTAATTAAAGATAAAGATATATCAATTGTTGGTTCATCTCCTGAACTCAAAGGTAGTGGATTAGGATCCAAAATAGATTCTAATGATATAGTAGTAAGATTTAACGATGCATTATTATTTTACAAAGATAATAAAGAAGACTACGGAAGTAAGTGTAACATATATGCAACATCTGGTTGGAGTCCCGATTTTAATGAAACTAATTCGTTAGACAAACATAAAAGCAATATAGACTTAAATAGTACATATATTCTTGGAACAAGACCTTTAGATAATAGTAATGTAGAACAACTTAAGAGAGGGTTAATAATGAGAGGACCGGTATTTAACTGGGTAAGTCAAGTTGAATGTAACTTCATCAGTATGCCTAATGAGGTATTTAATTTACCTATTTTAAACGGTAATTTTAATTTAAGTAGTGGAATAGCAACTTTACTTCTTATATTACATTTTAATCCAAAAAGTATTTCAATGTTTGGGTTTAACTTTTTTAATCATAAAAAACCAACTCACTTCTGGAATAATGATTTTTTCTATACAGAAGATTCTGTAAGAAAAAAAGAAGGTCATGATGGTAGTTTTGAAAAAGGGTTAGTAGTAGAATTATGTAAAAACTTTAATATTAAAGTACATGAATAATAAAATTACATTTGTTATACCTTCAAGAAATAACTTAGAATTCTTGCAGTTAGCATATAAATCTATCCGTAACTTGGAAATAAAACACGAAGTACTAATCTTAAACGATGCTTCTACAGACGGTACACAAGAATGGATAGAACAGCAAAAAGACGAAGACCTCATCACTTATAACAATCCAGGCCCTGAACGTATAGGAATCGTAGGTATGTTTGATAAAGGAATCGAAATGGCACGTACAGATATAATTATGGCGTTTCATGCCGATATGGTTGCATGTAAGGATTTCGATAAAAATATTCTAAAACATTTAGATAAAGGAAAGGTAGTTACAGGTACAAGAGTAGAACCACCTCTACACCCAGACGGTCCAGAAAAACTTTTACTTAATTTTGGAATAGAAGCAAACGAGTTTAATTTTGATATTTGGTACAAAGAAAGTGAAAAAGTAAAAGAAGATAAAACAACTGAAGGGATCTTTGCACCTTGGTGTATGTATAAAGAAGACTTCTTAGCTATAGGTGGTCATGACGAATTATTTGCTCCACAATCAAAAGAAGATTCAGACTTATTCAATAGATTTCAACTTAACGGATATAAATTTATACAACCCTGGGATGCTTTAGTTTATCATTTTACTTCTAGAGGTTCAAGATTTAATAAACATGCAGGAGGAAGCGCAGGAAAGAACTCAAATGAGTGGATTCAAACTACAACTAAAAATGGTAGAAACTTTATTCGTAAGTGGGGACATTTTATTAAACATACTCCGTTAATGAAGCCTATCATACCTCCTAAATACGATATTGGGTTTATTGTTAAAAATTGTAATTCAAATTTATTAGAACTTTTAGAGCCATGGTGTAATAACATATACATTGAAGACGAAATGCAAGTTATTACTATAGATTATTTTGAAAAAGAAAAAAATAATACTCTATATGATTTAAGTGAGAGAATCAAACCATACGATAACGAAAAACAAAATGAAATTTTAGTACGGTTGGATGCAGCATCGTTTACTCAAGCTGACTTTCAAATTATACAACAACTTTCAGAGATAATAAAAGATAGCGGTCAAATCGGTTCATTTAAATTAGGAAACTTTATAGTAGATATAATACAGATGAATGAATATCAAAACAATTTAATTAAAGTATGAAAAAAGCAGCAGTTATAGGAGGAGCAGGATTTATAGGCTCTAATATAGTAAATACCCTAGTTAGTAGAGGTATAGACGTATCAGTAATAGATAATTTATCAACAGGTTTAGAAGAGAATATAAACAGCAAAGCTATTTTTCATAAACTAGATATAAGTACAGCTCACCAAAAAGAACTGATAGGTGCAATAACAGACTGTGAAGTAGTATTCCATACAGCAGCCTTAGCAAGAGTACAGCCATCGATAGAAAATCCTGTAGAGTTTGATAAAGTAAACACGAACGGAACTGTAAACTTACTTAAAGCATGTGTAGAATCTGGAGTCAAAAGAGTAGTATACAGTGCAAGCAGTTCCTGTTACGGAAACGCAGAGATATTCCCTACACCTGAGTCTCATCCAACTAATCCACTATCTCCTTACGGCCTTCAAAAATATATCGGTGAACAATATTGTAAAATGTTTTCTCAAGTTTACGGAATTGATACTGTATCTTTAAGATACTTTAATGTTTATGGAGAAAATATGACAATGGAAGGAGCATATAAATTAGCTATTTCTATATTTGCTAATCAACATAAGCAAGGATTACCTCTTACTATTACTAATGATGGTAACCAAAGAAGAGATTTTACATATGTCGGGGATGTAGTAGATGCAAATATACTTGCAGCCACAAACACATCAGACCTCAAAGGAGAAAGTTTTAATATTGGAAACGGAGATAACTACTCTATTAATGAAGTAGCAGATATCTTTGGAGGTAAGAAAGATTACTTTAAAAAAGTATTAGAGCCTTTCGAAACACTGGCAGATAATTCTAAAGCTAAAAGAGTACTGGGATGGAATCCAAAAGGAGATTTAAAAAAATGGTTAACTAATTATATAAAAACACTATAAAATGAAAAAAACATACTTAGTAGAATTTAAAGAAGCTAACGGTTCTACATACGAATTCGAGTTTCTAACAGATGATATCGATTCTTCAATAGAACAATACTGTAGAAATAGACACATCGTTAGCCATAAGGTAATAAACGAAGGAGCTGGTGGTAAAAAACAAATGTTGTTTGGATAAAATAACCAGCTATTTATTAGTATACTACAATAATTTTTCTTATATTAATACAAATGAAAGCAGATAAAAAATTTATATTAGAAGCTGTAAAACAGGTTATCGCAGAAGCAGCAAAAATTAAGTTTGCCGGGCATCAATTTATGCTTAAGGTAGATGTTAATGAAGATCCTCAAAAGAAAGGATTAAAGATTCAATTTATACCAACTACATTCGGACAGTTATCTAAAACTGAGCAAAATGATATAGCTATAGAACTAGAAACTAGATTAGAAGCAGGATTAGATCAGTACGATATGAGAGTTGAAAGAGATAGAAATTTAAAAGATAAAACAATCATCGGGTTCTTTGTATATATAGAGTATTTTGATAAATTAGTTAGAAAAGCTTTATCAGGACAGAATCCATCTAAAGTAGATAGTGTAGATAATGGCGAAATATAGTTTTCATTCAAAGAATTCTAAGGAGAGTTTAAAAGTAATTAATGCTAACAGTAAAGCAGAAGCTGTAAAATATTTTGCTAAATTAAAAGTTTTACCGGAAGATAAATTTTTAGAACTATATGAAGTCACAAAAGGAAGATATTAGAACTATACTAAAATCAAGACTCAATATTAGTTATAGAATTAAAATCAAACAACCTGACCGGGAAACTATGAATAAAAAGATCTTTATAAAAGTTATCAACCAGCTTAGAAAGATTGAAGAAAGAAAAGACTTTTTAGCTGAAGAAATAGGGATGGATATGACAGTTTATGAAGATCAATTCTTCAGTGTTATAGAAAACTTATTTAAACTAGCATTTAATAAATCACAATTAGGCTTAATACAGATGTACCTTTACCAGCTCGTACCTGATAAAGATTGGGATGGAACCATTACAATAGAACACGATAAATTAGAGAAAACAGTTCCATTTAAGTCTGCAGACGAAGTTTGGGAAGTTATAAAAAAGTTTAATAAATAGTTGCTATAACATATATTATTTCGTATATTAAGTTATTGTTAATTTAAAAGGTTATATTATGAATTTAAAAATGATTAAATGCCCCAAGTGCGGCGAAGATTTCCCAGAACTTAGAAAAACTAAATACGGATATAACTTCTGTGTAAATTGTTCAACTGTTGAGCCTGTTGTAGGTATTACTACTGTTGAGGGTTCTGGTGATCATACTTTCAACGATCTAATTATTATGGATCAAAGTAAAGCTAAAGCAATAGCAGAAAAAGAAGCTGAGCTTACTGGTAAGAGAGTATATATAGAAATGTTAGATTTAGATAAAGACGAATTCGCTGTATCTCAATCAGTGAAAGAAGAAGTGGATAAGGCTTTAGATGATGAAACAGAACATTAGTATGAAGTTTGCATTAATAGCACATGATAATAAGAAAGCAGATATGGTTGCTTTTGTTTCTAAACGCTTACCATTTTTCAATAGAGAAGATGTTAACATAGTTACTACAGGTACAACTGGTAAAAAAGTTAAACATGCCGGTATTGAAGATGTAGAAACAGTAAATTCCGGCCCGATAGGAGGAGATGCTGAAATAGCTGCAATGGTAGTTAGAGGGGAAATAACCGCAGTGTTGTTTATGAGGGACCCGCTAGATAAGCACCCCCATGATGTTGACATAAATATGTTAATGAGACTCTGTGATGTCCACGATGTTCCCCTCGCTACTAATTACCGTACAGCTTCTATCTTAATAAAATGGTTTAAAAACAAGTTTAATGGGCCGTCCAGCTAAGATACTAAAAAAAGAAGACATTCAAAGAGCTATGAAAATGACTCGTTCTAATCGAGCTGCTGCTAGATATCTTCATGTATCTTTCACTCACTACAAAAAGTACGCTAAGACGTATAAAGACGAAGAGACTGGCTCAACTTTATACGAGTTGCATAAAAACCAAGCAGGTAAAGGTATTCCTAAATTTCTTTCCAATGGAGGTAAAGAGCCTCCTATAATGGATTTAATTGAAGGAAGAGTACCTGTAGAGCATTTTGATCCTAAAAAAATTAAACAGAGATTAATATTTGAAGCTCTTATAGAAGAAAAATGTGCCTATTGCGGATTCTCAGAAAGAAGGGTACTAGATACTAAAGTACCTCTAGTTCTTAACCATAAGGACGGAAATAAGAAAAATTGGAACTTAGATAATATAGAGTTTTTATGTTACAATCATGCATTTTTATATGCTACTTCTCCTATTACTGATAAGCAGGTAGAAGCTATGGAGGATTATGTTGATAGAAATGTAGAGGAGGTGAATTGGGAGCTTGATGAGCATCATATAGAGCATCTTAAAGAGTTAGGGTTATATCAAGAAGAAGAAAAACCAGGTGAAAAGTATATATCAAGACAATGAGTCAAATAGAAGAATTAACGTATAGTGCAGAGCTTCACGGTAAAAAGAGTGAATTTATAAGAGTAGTAAATAAGTTTATAGAAGAAGAGCCTAATGAGTATTTAGATTCTATTTATATAAGAGCATATCAAATAGTAATGAACACTTAGATGAAAAAAAATAAAAAAATAAATAAATTCTCTACCTTCAAAAAGAAAAAACCTCTAGAAAGAAAAGTAGCTGATGATCTGGTGAAGAAATCAGAGCAGAACGAAAAGCTAAGAGAGAAAAATATAGGTACATCTTTTTTAGATTTATTTTAAAAAAGAGTTGCCTAACTGAGTTTTTTTTCTTATATTTAATTATATATAAAAATAAAGGTTATGTTTAAAAAATTAAAATCAAATTTACTTACTTATTTATTTAAGGATTGGGTTAGTACTGAAACCGATTTAGAAACTCTTCATATTACTAAAAGTATGATAAATAGAAGAGAGAATATTTTAATAGAAGATGTTAATACACCTAGAACTATAGTAAAAGGATTTAGAGGATTTAAAAAATAAAGGTTATGAGATTTAAAAATTTAGGATTTATTCAGCATCCACATATTAAAGATTCTATTATGACTCAGGTATTTACTGACAGCGGTAAACGCGTATCTATAGTATGCGGTAAAGGATTGTACAGTTCATCTAGGGATGGTAATAAAGCTGAGTGTCAAAGAGTAGAAGATGCAGTGTCTTTTGAAGTACTTATTGAAGGAGAAGATGATATAAGAGGATGGCAATCAAGAGAAGATATAGATAAACTTTTAGCAGAGCTCTTTTAAAATGTCTGAGAAAAAAGGAGAAACGGTAAAGCTTATTAACGACTTTAATACAGCTGGATTACTAGAAGTATATATGACTAAATTAGGAGATTGGTATAGAGCTACTTCTAGAGAATTTAGGTCGTTTGACGGTAAGAGAAGAATAACCGAACCTACTAAAGTAGAATTAGGTAATGTTATAGTTCCTATGAGAACTTATGAATATAATGGACCAGTCTATATGTTTGGTACGAATAATGAAGTAGAAACTGCTGATGAGGGTAAAATAGTTACTAGCCCTTATTGGGATAAAGCAAGAGGAAATACAGAAAATAGAGGAGTATGAAAAAATTACATTTTGAAAATACAGATGAATTCGAAAGAGTATTTAAAGCTACTGATGAAGAAGTAACTGATGCTATGGTAGAAGGAATACAGGAAGCATTTACTTATCATAAAAAATCAGCTGAGTTATTTGAAATTACCTTTGAAGATGCTGATCTAGTTTATGAAATTACTCTTCCGTCTACTCAATGGGAGTTAGCTTTAGAAACTTGTCTTAATCATTATAGAGATTTAGAAGCATCAGACAAAGCTATTGATACATACTTATTACAGAAAGATATTAGAAAATGGTTAAGCTAATCTTCCTTGATGGAGAATATTATCAACTTGTTAGGGATATTAAAGTCGAACAGGTTATGGGGAATATGGACGGGCTAAAAGCTTGGAGAGATATGCTTCACTGTGATCATGTTTTAAAATACCAAGGAAAGTACCTTATGGTACGAAGAGTATTAGATGCAGAAATAATAGAATAATTTAAAAAAAAGTTAGTGAGGTAGTTGCTTCTTAAGATATTATTTCTTATATTTAAGTAACTTAAAAAATAAAGGTTATGATATTAAGTGAAAAAAAAGTTGGTGATGAGTTTTACATGGATGGATTAAGCTATCCATATAACAACCCAGTAAAAACTAAGTGTACTCTCATTGAATATAAAGGTATGAATCAATACGTTATCGATTCGGAGAACTGTTTGGTTTTAGTTGATGGTAATAATAAAGTATATAATTTAAAATAAAGGTTATGTTTAGAATAGAATTAGATAGAGAAATGGCCTGGGTTACTTTCCTAGGAGATGGATTTGAAACGGTTTGGCACCCAGTAACAGATGCTTCCGGAAAGCAGTTAATGTGGTCAGAAGATATTATGGATTTCTGTAGAGCACAATTTAACGTAAAAGAATGTTGGGTTTCTTTTGGAATTGCTCCTACTAGTCAGATGCTAGTAAAAAACTCAGTAAGAGATAACATGTAAAATAGTTGCTAGTTACAATTATATTTCTTATATTATAGTATATTAATAGTTAAAATAAAGGTTATGACAGTGTTACAAAGTTTAGACAGATTAGAAGTAAATTACATTAAGCATATGGAAAAATACAACGGCTATAAAGATGCCGGGTATGTATGGTGGGAAAGAATTAAAGATTGTCAAAAATGGTGTAATAAAGAAAAGACATACGTACCTATGAGTAATACTGAGACATTAAAGATAATGAGGGAATGGGTAAAAAAACAGAAATCTTTTGATATAGTATAGTTGCTAGTTACAATTATATTTCGTATATTAAAGTATAAATATTAATTTTAAATAAAAGGTTATGGCAGATTTAGTGCAAAGTTTTAATAAAGGTTTAGATTCTTACCTTACAAAGGATCAGTTAAAAGAATTATGTCCTGTAGCGTTTAAAGACGCTCCTACTAATCCTAAGGTTACAGATAAGTATTTATTTGTTAATACAGAGACGATTGTAGATGATTTAGATAAGCTTGGATGGAAACCAGTATCAGCTGCTATGCGTAAGAGTAGAGGTAAGAATACTATTTTTTCTAAGCATATGGTTACCTTTCAAAATCCGGAGATTAAAATTACTTCTAAGGACGGAGATAATGCTTTTCCTCGTATTATTATGACTAATAGTCATGATGGACTTCAAGCATTTAAATTTTCTGTTGGTATTTTTAGATTAGTTTGTTCTAATGGATTAGTTGTAGCTGATGAGAAGTTCTCTGATTTTAAAATACGTCATAAAGGTTATACGTTCGCCGAGCTTAGAGACGTTGTAGCACAGGCAGTTAAAGACCTTCCTAATAAAGTAGAGGTTTTAAATAAAATGAGAAATAAAATACTTACTCAAGATGAAAAGCAAAAACTTGCTCTCGATGCTATGCTTATCAGAGCTGGCATTACTCCTGATTCGGATAAAGCGAAGAAGTTTAAATATGATGAAGAAACTATCGAAGATATTCTAGAACCTAAAAGAAACGAGGATAAAGGAGATGATCTTTGGAAAGTATTTAACGTAATTCAGGAAAAGATTACTCAAGGAGAATTTCATGCAGCTTTAAAAGGTGCTAATACTAAAGTACGTAAGGTGCGTAAGATCAAATCTTTTGAAAAAGATCTTCAGGTTAATAAAGAGTTATTCAAATTAGCTACTGCTCTAGTATGATAGAAGTAGTTAAGCATATATTTGGGTTTTGTGGAGAGCATTGGCATCCTAATATTTGGACTGCCTTTGCATCCTCTCCGTTAATAGCACCAGCTGTGTATTTTATTAAATGTAGATGTGGAGGCTGGTTTATGCATAAGAGAGATTGTAAAAATAAAAGTTAGTTAAAAGTTGCTAACTAACTTATTTTTTCTTATATTTAATTAAATAATAAAGGTTATGTGTAAATGTATTAAATGTAGAGAGGATATTAATCCTTTAAGAGTAAAAGCTTTACCGGGAACTAAGACTTGTGTTAACTGCTCTACTACCTCTAGGTGGTATGTTAGGAATGTTATTTCCGGAAAGACTGAATATGCTGAAGCAGAAGTAATTAAAGATCCTATCGCTGCTAAAAGTATTAGAAATATGGATAAGAGATTAGGATGGGGTTCTAATTTAAATAAAGTAAGAAGATAAAATGGAAGAATTATTTTACATACCGTCATTGAGAGTAAATGCAAAAGTAGCAGATCTAGTTATAGAAGGTAATCATATAGAAATAGATGGTATTACCTATCAGAGATTATCTCGTAAACCTAGAGGACGTTCTATAAAAAGAAAATTAAGTAGTATAAAAAGTAATACTAGGATACTAATATACAGTTAATAGTTGCCTAACTGAATTAATTTTCTTATATTTAAGTATAAAATAAAGGTTTTATGGCATTATGGCAAGTAAAAGATGAAATAGTTTATTCTGACGGACCTCTATCTATCTCTGCAGAGGAGATGTCTGGAGTGTTTGTTAAGAGGCATTTCTATACTGTTCCTTATTCTAATGTAGGTAAAGGAGGTATAATGAAAAGAGCAGATGGTAAACGATTTCATACTCCTTCTTGGACTGAAGTTCATCCGGAAACTACTCTCAAAGATATTATAGTAGAGAAGAAACCTTTCGAAGAGTTGTTTGTTGAACCTAAGAGCTGGTCATTTAAATCAGCTTCTTCAGATAAAGAATATACTGTTAAGCTTAAGAGGGATGGTAATCCTTATTGCGACTGCTGGGGATATATGGCTCATAAGAAATGTAAGCATGTTAAACAAGTAAAAGAAGAATTATGTTAATATATTTTCTGTTAGGTGTTGGTTGGTCATGGTGGTTAGAATACTTTACTACTTCTAATCTTGATGATGTATATGGGCAGCCATGGGTTTGGAGAGAGAGGTTATTTCATATCTCATTATGGCCTTGGAGTTTAGGTACATTTATTTATGCAATGTATAAAGAGTATAAAAGAAGAAAATAAAAATTTAAATAAATAAAATAAGTTATGAAACAATTTTTAAACAATTATTACCCAGTTATTATAGCATTTATATGTATGTGCTACTCTATTGGATTAGGATTAGCTGGGATGACAGAAGAAGCACAGTATTCTGCTCATTGGCCTGGAACAATTTTATTATTTGCAATAGCAATTAGACAAAGAAGACGATCATGAATGTAGCAATGTTTATAGTAGGGTTCTGTATATTTATAGCCTACGTAGGGTTTTTAATGTGGAATATATTTTACAATCATAATAAAAACAGAGAAGAAAACTACCCAGGGTATTATTCTAGACATGGTCAAATAGATAACATGGATAGTGATGGAATGGGGAATTTTAGTAGATTTCCAAATAAAAAACAAAAAGATGTGCCTAAGCGGAGGAATGTACCTAGACGAAGATCAGTACGAACAAAGAATTGATCGAATTATTGAAATGGCTTGGGAGGATAGAACACCATTTGAAGCTATAGAATATCAGTTCGGCATAAAAGAGAACGATGTTCGTAAAATAATGAGAAATAATTTAAAAAGATCCTCTTTTGAATTATGGAGAGAAAGAGTAAAAGGTAGAAAAACTAAACATAGTAGAGTATCTAATACAAATAGATTTAAAAGTAAAAATCAAAAGTTATGAATAATCATTGGTATAACGAAGGTAAAGAGTATTTAAGAAAAGATGATAAATTTGATCATCAAGGCAGGTCTAAAGAGCAAGTAGAAAGTTCTACTATAGGATGTTTTATAGGAGGTATAGGTATATTTGTTGCACTGATTTGGATAGCAATGGCAAATTTATAAGAATATGGATGGGGAGGAGATAATAGAGAGGTTAAAAAAAGTAAAGGTACTTATAACTAAAGAAAATATTAACTCAGCACAATTAGAAATTAATTACCTTATAGACGATTTATACCTATATAGAAAGCAATGCTTATGAGAACATTTAAATTTTTAATTAAAACAGCAGGAGAGGTAATGTTAAATTTGTTCATAGGAATACTAGCCATATTAGCAATAGGAGGTATTATAGGAGTTATTTTTAATGTTATAAGAGAGTTAGCATAAGAATTTATGAGTAAATTAGAATTTTATCCTTATCTAACTCCAACTGATATTCTTAATAATGGAGCATTCGGAGGATCGTACTTTGGAGTAGAAGAGTTAGAAGGTGATTATGATTACCAATCTTTATTTCAAGAAACGTTAGCTGATGTGTCTCCTCATCTCTACTTAGGGGACAAATATAAGCCTAAGATGAATATGTTCAAAGTAAGAAGTGGTATGAATTATGACTATTGGACAGAAATGAATTGGATGCATAAAGATGACCCATACGGTTGGCTTGAGTGGTATATAAAGTATTACAATGGTAGAAGGCACTCAGACGACGATAGGCAGATTAGACGTTGGCAAGACTTCTGTGGTAGAAACGGTAGATGGAGAAAGAGAATATATAAGAGGATACATGAGACAGGAGATTGGAATATAAGTCCAAGGATACAACAATCATTATTACATTGGGGTTATATGGTTAATAAAGAAGATTATGAAAATTATATTAATAGGTTATGAGCGAGATAGATAAAATAGTGTTTATATCAATTTACTTTATACAATTAGCTGTATGGTGTGTTTATAATATGCAAATAAATAATAAATAAGATGATCAATAGCGGAAGAGAATGGGATTGGATGGACGATATAGATCCATTAGAAGAAAGTTTAAAAGGATGGGGTTTTAGTATGAAGAGGTTGAGGGCGAGTGAGGGGGGCGCTTTTCTCTCTCTCGACCGAAGGTCGCCACGCGCATTTTCTACCAACCATCCTAACAACCGAGGATTACCTGCCGAGGAATGGTGTTATTATGCCGGAATGCCATCACCTTCTGCTTATATGGATAATAGCTAAAGCTAGTGTCTGAGTAGTTATAGACTTTGGTGCTATATAGATATACAAACCATGTAGAACCTATAAGAGAAATAAGCTATAAAAGAGAGGTAAACGGTAATCGTTCATTGAAATAGTGGAAGTATAGTAAATAATATATATGTATAGGTTTAAATATGTATATAGGTATATTTTTATATAGAGATATATAGAGCGTGTATAAATACACATAAGGATGTATAGAAAAGTAAGGAATAGTAACAGGGTTGTGTGTCTCTCTAAAATTTTTTTCTCTATATAGCAAATTCCCGGCATATTCCCGCCGTCCTCACGGTATTCTCACTACGTCCTCACTACGTCCTCACGCCATTGGTACCTCACGCCGTCTTCCCGCCGTATATATGTATATCTCTCCCTATGTAGGGGTAAGTAAAAGAATCTATAGATAAGTTGTATGTCTGGGTTATTATTCGTATATTGTCTATATAGGCATTAATAAAGGTTATACTATGGCAAATACTCCAAAAATAGAAGTCGATACTGCTTACTCAGTAATACATCCAATGTATAAGAAGGTTCTAGCTACGCTACACTCATGTATCAACATTGACCAGTTAAATTCTAGTGAAAAATACATTAGTAACTTCCTTACCTTTATAGAGACGGAAACTCACTTAGGTATGTACCCTACAGGCTATTGTAGAACTATACTTTCTTCTTACTATGGTGCTAAACTGAGAGATGAGTATAATAAGCATGCTAGGACTATAATCAACCAATCAACCTAGGGGTCATTCAACCTCTATTATTCAACCTCTATTCAAGTCATTCAAGTTTTTGCTCATTCAACCTCTATTCAAGCTTTTGCTCATTCAAGCTATATAGGGTATTAGGGGATTATCATATATACATACATACTTAACTCCTCTCCTCCTTACTTAGAATCATTCTAAATTAAAAAAAAATTAAAAAAAGTTTGTGAATTAGTTGCTATAACGGATATTAGTTCTTATATTTAGGTATATTAATTTAAAAACGGTTATATTATGAAATTATCTTCAAAAACTTCTCAATCAATTATTAATTTAAAAAATTACCGACCATTTTATTGGTTTAATTCTGAATCTAGACTTAATAAGTTTAATAAGGAAGAAAATAAAATGATAAAGGTTAATGGGGTTACTCATTATTCTATAAAGTAATTTAAAAAAAACTTAAAAAGAAGTTGGATCTTCGGATCCTTCTTCTTATATTTAGATATATTAATTAAAAAAGCAATAAAGGTTATGAATGTTAAAAAATTAAATGAGTATTTTGCAAGTGAGTTTAAAATGCTTGATCGTGGAATTGTCGCAACTCCTACTTCTAGGGATTATTTAGAGAAATTTGCTAATGCAAATGGTGGTTCGGCTGATTTGTTATTAATGCAATTGGCGATGAATTATGGTTATAAGATCGCTTTAGAGAATGTTAAAGATGAAGTTACTAACTTAACTAAAAATCTGTAATATGGAAAAGCTTATAATTTATAAAGATGGAGAAGCTCCTAATACAGGAGGAACTTTCAAAGTAGGATCTATTGATGGAGTTAGTTATGATCAATTATGGAATTTTCTAGGTGAGCCGACTATTGATAGTCCTTCAGGGGATAATAAGACTCAAGTTGAATGGGTTGTTGATTTTAATGGTGAAATATATACTATATATGATTGGAAGACTTATGATCGCCATTATACTGAAAATTCTTTGACTTCCTGGTCGATTGGTGGTAAGAATAGTGGATTTGAATTATCTTGTTATATAGAATCTCAAATTAAGGAATTAGAGTTGCCATTCTGATTCCAAAGTACTACTACTTTTTTCCGGAAATCCAACCTTAGCTCTTATTTAGAATCATTATAAACTTACTTAATTAGTTGCTAGAACCAATATTATTTCGTATATTTAGGTATA